TTTCCGAAAAGTGACATTTTGGACTCCTTTTATTTTTTTCTAAATATTTGATACAGTGTTACTAAAATTATTATTCCTATGAATATATAAACCGTTGTTATGCTCATTTTCTTACTCCTTTTTGTCCGTAAGTATTCATTAAGATTCTATCTAACTTGTCTGATAAAACATCAACTTGTTTGGTTAATGTTTCTATTTTAGAAACAAGAACTGCTTGTGTGGGCAATTCCTTCTGCATCTCGTTAATATTTACTTCCGTTTTTGTTACTCTATTTTCTAAAGTAGTTATGGCGCTTGTAGTAGTTCCCCAAGTGACACCAAAGCCAACAAGCATTACTGCGATCATTAGATATATGTGCCAAGATTGTAATATTCTATACCCACTTTCTTTTGCATGAACTTCTTGCTCTGCGTGTGTTTCTATATTATCTGCCATATTCAATTATCCTTAATCAACTATTTTTTAGAGTATCTATTTGTAAAAATAAATGCATCCCATGAGGATCATTTACATTCTGTATTTTATAAACGCCGCCATTAAACAGGATTTGATAAGTGTCTGTTACTGAGGAAATATAATCACAATAGAACATATCAAATGCCTTAAATCCTTTCTTTTCATTTGCAAAGATTTCGTTTGCATTTAATTCTCTGTGATGACCCTGTACGGCGCTTAAACCTGAAACAGTCGCCCACGTGTCTGTAGTTCCCCCCATGTTATCACTTACGGAGGTAACGGATTGAAAAGCAAATGTTATGTTATAGGGGATCTTCAATGTTTCTTAGCCCATGCAACTGTCTTGGCGGGGAATTTACTTGGGTTTTTCCTTATCGTTGCGGCAAATCTTGACTTACCACCGCCACTACTTTTCTTTTTTCTTGAACTTTTAGTTTTTGCCATGATATTATTTTCCTTTTTTGGCTATATGATGAACTATTCTTTTGCCAGTCTTCTTTGAGATTCCGGTAACTACTTTCTTTCCGTTCTTGTAAGAAGTCTTAAAAGTGCCTGATTTGATTCTTTTTGCCATGTTAAAATATCCTCCTATAATTATTTAATATACCTTTTGCGAAATCTGAGATATTACTATTAAAATAAGTAACCGAATAATCTGCTAAAGAGAAATGTTGAACGCCCCTGTTAACATCAATGAATGATTTTACTATATCTGCAAAAGCTAATTTAAGATCGCCCGGGTAATCTATTCTTTGGATTGAAACTATGAAATCGCTTACAGCCTCATCTTTAATCGTATCGGTAGATTTAAGAGTGAGTACATTATTCAAAACAGTTTGTAATTCATAAACCCCGTCATTCCTTATACTGCCTTCAATTAAAATCACATCGTCTGCGTAAAAATATCCTGTTGTAAAATTATCAAGGCTGGTATCGCCCGTAATTGTTTTCGCTGTTGCGGCAAATACTAAATCTAATGAAGTAAGTTTAACTTTATCAGACACAAATGTATTTTTACAATAAGCGGTAATCTGTTTTGCAATAACAGGAAGTAAATTCGTTATCATGGTGTCCCATGTCGTTGCTGTTATTTGCAGTAGTTCTTTTACTTCCGCTTGTGTACAAATGTATTTGTTCAATTTCTTTTACCTGCTTTATTTATCATGGGTTATATGGCACTTTCTTTGTGATTATTACCCTAAGATCAATTTGAACATCATCTGGGGCATGGTCTGCATCAAAGATTCCACAAGTGGGAATATTAGCTGATGCTAATGAAAAAGTGCCGATAGTAAAAGACTGCCTAACAATAGCAATATCTCCATGCACTTGGTCAACTGTAGAGGGGGAGAATGTTATATCAACACCATCAACATTCGACTGCAATGTATAGTTGTCATTATTCATATCTGAAAAAGCATCACTTGTTATTACTCCACCCCCGCAATACCACATACCACTATAATTCAAAGTGTTTGCCAACTGACTATCTTCATTGATGGATGTTCCATCTCCTGATAAATAAGCATCATAAATAAGTATATTAGTTCTAATAGCAAAAGTAGAATCATTTCCATAAGAAGTACCTGCCGAATTAGTTGCATAAGCCCTATAACGAAAAGTGTGAGTAGTATCTAATTCAATCATTGTGTTTGTGAAACTACCTGTAGTACCCGGTTCTATGGTCTTTCCCTTAAATGAAGTTACAGAGGGCATAGGGTTTGTTGAATAATCCCAAACAAGTCCCCTTGCTGTTATAGTTCCACCACCATCAGAGGTAACATTTCCGCCTGCACCTTCTGAAACAAAATCAATAACTGATTTAGCAGAAGTTATTACTATTGGTGCAGCAACAGAAGTAATTAAGCTTCGTACTCTGTTTATTCCTGTTTTATCTAAAGATAATCCAAAACTATGAACACCAGTTTGTCCTATTTGTATCATCCCAGAACCAGTAAAAGCAATAGAAATTCCGCCATAATTATTTCCATAATCATAACCATATCCTGATTGGCTATAAATAGATATTGAGAATAATGCTATAAATAAAATTATTGTTTTCATGTTAATAATCCACGTAAGAGTTCCACACATTATTATCATCATTTGCTATTCCAGTCGGTTTGGCAAAACCAAAAATACAGTCTTGTATGTGTAGATTAGCTAAACCGCTTCCTGTTATATTACTAAAATTTATAACCCCATAACACATTATTATCTGCAAATTGTTAGAAGCAGAATTACATATTATTGTGGAGTTGGGTGCTCCAGCCGCTATAGTACACTGCATTAACTGAATTTGAAAATGATTGCTCAAAGTAATTGTGCTTGAAAACCCAAATGCACAATTTCTGGCAACCATCACACAATAACCACTATTAGAATACCCACCAGTAGTAGTCTGAAATCTCCCACCATTCGCATCCAATTCTGGTATTGGAACAGTATAGCCGGTACCTCCGGTAAAATATACACCATAGAGAGCAAGATCACATGTTTGTAAATCAACTCGTGAGTATGCATTAAGAATAAATGCTTGACTATCATGCCATGCGAAACTGTAACAGCAGTGAAAGTAAATTGCTCTTTGTATAGATGTATTAAAATAAAAAGTTTTTGAACTTCCAGCCCAAGTTGAAGCATCAGAACCTAAATAACAATTATTAAACTCAACATCGCTCGCTATTGCTATCCCTGCTAATCCTACATTTACATTATTTTCAAGTCTACAATCATTAACTACATAACAAGCAGTAGAAATTTGTCCTATAAAAGTTAAGTTTCCAGATATTTTAACATTTGATAATTCTCCAAAAGAAGCAGTTATATATAGTGCTCCCGTAATTAAAACAGATTCCTTTGAAATGCCCTTAATGGTTATTCCTTGTGTTGTAACAGTTACGGAATCAGAGTAAACTCCCTGATATAATGTAATAACACTTCCTGAATCAGCATCAGCAACAGCTAATTTTAGTGTAGAATATCTATGAATTGTTCTATCTGATTTAATTAAAACAGCATTACTATGCTTTCCTAAAAGAGTATCGATACCATCTAAATTAGCATTGAGACTATCGCCCGATGGGTGTATCGCACCATCAGCCCATTTTCTTAAATGGATATTGGCAGTATATCCACTTGGTGTTGTTTGTGCAAATAAAAGACCACTCAATAACATTACAAATAAAATTATATTTTTCATATTACTATCTTCCTTGTATTTGTACATATATTATTTGGCTGCCATTATGAATTCCGCTTTTCAAATAATCAACATAAATGAATTGTGCAGGATCTAATTTTTCAGATGTAAAGCTACCCAATGCTGGCATCACAGGGGGTAAACTTGCAAAAACATTTCCACCCCATTTAGTAGCCTTATGATAATACCCACTATCAGAGTAGAGGGTGTATATGTACCAATGCAATATTCCTAATGATGCAATATTTATCTGATGTATAAGTCCTGCAGTTGTAAGGGTGTCGCCTTTAGCAGAATCTACTAAACAAATATTCACAACGTTAAGACTATCCAAATCAGCCTTGATTATACTCCTTGCATAATTGCCGGTTGTGTCAAGGGGTGCCTTTAATATGGTTACAGCAGAATCAAGTTTATTATTTGTAGCAAATCCACCTGTTGGGGGATCTATCGTTACTGTAGTGGTTGAAGTTTCTCCATAATCATTTATTAAACCTTTCTTACCTGCCAATACAAATACGGTAGTCGAGGCATCGTTACTTGTGCTTATAACTCTTATTGCAGTAGGTTCCGGATCATCTATCCCATATTCAACCGGAGTAGTGGTAATTGCAAAAGAAGCCTTACTTACCCAGATAGTACCATCTAAGGACTTGGTATAAATTAAAACTGTGTCCGTTCCTGTAGTGGTGTAGGCTGTAAAGGTAAATGTTTCTTTATCTCCATAATCAGAGAATAGAACATCTATTGTATCTCTGCTTGCCGATAGGGTATCTTTATAAAAAGGAGTGTTCGGTAATACTGTCCTGTCCTGTCCCATTACAATAACCGAGCCAATTAAAACTAAAATTGCAAATATTATCTTTTTCATTTCTTCTTACCTTTCGGTTTTTTAATGGGTTTATTATGTGCATCGGGTATTTTCATTTCTATAGGAAACGTTACACCTTTTGGCACTTCAAGTTCTGATTTAAGGACCAACTCGGACTCTTTTTTTTCGCTTGTTTCAAGAGTGATTGATTCGATTCTTTTGAATCCGAGTTGATCTAATTTAGATATGACTTTATTATTATCGGTAGAAAATAAGCCGCTGTCACCAACGGCTATAGTTTTACCTTTAGATTTTACAATCCCGAATAATTCAAAGGTTATCATTTATAATCCTTTGGATTAAGGAGTTGTAAAGGTTTCTACACTTGTTTTCGCTGCCACCGTATAACCCAAGATGGTCGCTTGTGGAACCGTCAAAGTATCAGTCTCTGTATTAAGCCATGCCTGTGCGTCTCCGCTAACCACCACGGTGGCCACGCCCTCGATAAAGGTAAGGGTTGTACTCGGAATAGTAGCGGCTCCGGCCGTTGAGGTATCTGCAATAGAAACACCCGTAGCAATGGCCTTGCTAAACCAAGTATGAATATCGCCAGCTGCATTTTTAAGATAAACCTTTACGGTTCTTGTCCATGCTGTTGACCTCGGGGCGGGTGTAACGGTTGCGGGACTAACTACGAAAACAAGATCGCCAGAAAAAGCAGAAGCGAGAGTTTTAACAACTCCGCCTAATCCATGCTTTTCTTTATTTACAATACTACTAAATGATTTTTCCATGTTTATTTTTCCTTTAATATTAAATTTGGGGTCGCTTATGCAACCCCATAAATGTTTGAATTACCCGTTTGTGACCAAACGTGCGATTCTTATATTCTTGGTTAAATAAACCTGAGTATAATTTGTAGGATCAACTAACTCAGCATCTGAGGGAGAAACACCAGCCATATTAGAATCATAATACTTGATTCCTCTAAGGTGTAAAATGAAATAACGTCTTGAAATTATATCCAACATACCAGCACCAACGCCAGCTTTAGGATTTCTGAATAATTCAAGTTCGGGATCGCCGGATTGAAGAGGTATATCTACCCTTCCGATTGCTCCCTGTCCGAATAAATAAGTATAATACTTTTTGTAAGTAGTACCATCATATACAGTCATACCGTCATCAACAAGGATTTTCTTCCCCTGATAGGTTGGCATAATCAATGGACTTTGCTGTGACTCAGGTAAGTTATCAATCAAATCAAGTTTAGCTAATCTTTTGAAAACTACTGAGTGCATTATAATACCGGTCAATTTCTCATAAGCATCGCCTAAAAGAAACTGGGTATCAAGAATTGCATCTGTTGAAATTAGATTAGCTGCATTAGTTGTAGGTGCACCTGTGGAAATATCATTCTGTAAGTTTCCGTAAATGGTTGAATTAAGGAAAGCACCTGTTAATTTAAGTAGAAGAAGTCTTTGCTCTTCTTTATTCCACCATGTTGCATATCTTTGAACTATTACATTTGCAGGATCGTCACCAGCCACATATTTGACTATCGGGGCAACCTGGAAATCCTGTGTTCTAAATTCTTTAACTGCTATATCTTCATTGGATGTAATTCCGGCCGGTGTGATTTCATCATCTGTATCGGTTGCGACCTTTGATCTGGTTGTTGAACCTGTATCATGTGGAAGATCATCCCAGAAAGGCATATTAACAACACGTCCGCCCTCGTTGGCTGCCGCTGTTAGTTCCAGGTCTGTGCCCGCTATACCTGATTGAATAAGTAATGATTTTTGAGTAGTAAGTTCTATGAAATATTTAGACCATATTGTTGGTTCATAAATATTGGTAATTGCCGTTGCTTGAAGTGCCATGAAATTTTATCTCCTATCCGAAAACTCGTTTATATGTTTCCGGGTCTTTTTTCTTTAATTCAATTTGTTGAGTGACGTTGTATTTCTTAAATTCAGCATCACCGGAAGTATCGATATTGCCATTATCAGGCGTAAAGCCCTTAACAGTAGTAATACCGATTACTGCTTTATATTTTTCTTTTAATGTTTTAACTTTTTCGGTGTCGATCACAAATTTACCTTCTTTCAGTTCCACCTTTTCGAGTTCGGGGTTTTCCTTACCTATTACATAATCCAAGTATTCTGCATTAACGCCTAAATCTCTATAAGCATCTTTTACCGCTTCTTTGATGGTATAAGATTTCTTAGTTGATTCGAGAACTTTATCTTTTTCGGCATTCTCTGTCTGTAGTTTTTTAATGGCATCTGAAAACCCCTCAACATCCTTAAACTCTTTTTTCAGCTTCGTTAATTCAGCATCTGTAGAGTCTTTTTGAGATTTGAGGTTTTCTATTTCAAGTTTCTTTGCTGTCATTTCAGCGTTATGCTTATCGACTGGCATATACTTGCCATTATTATCAACAATGACATTTTCATCTGCTTTAGCAACATATAAGATTTGATCTTTGTAAGTTGAAGCAAATAATTCAGGTGTAGGTAAACTTGTTAATTTTTCCATATATTCCTTATGGTTTAGATTTGACTGTGTTTGTTGAAGTTCTCTCTTCGTAATCTCTTTCCTTTGTTGTCGTGGAAATACTAAATATCGACACCGAAAGAATAAGTGTTTGGTTATATAAAATCATTCTAATAATTTTAGAAAGTCTATTGATTTTAGATATACATTCTCGTATATTAAAAGTAGGATTAAAAACAATTATAGAGGAAGGACGATGGAAGGACAAATTTTGGGTTCCCACACATATTTTAGTGGCGATTATAAATATAACAAGGCGCAAGTATTATGTAAGGGACTGTTGTTTAAGTTAGTGCGTTTTATTTTAACGAAATTCTTTTATTTTGATTTATATCCGATTTTTAATCCAAGAAAACCGGATGAATTTGAAACGATTATACTTGAATTTAAGTTTTATACAAAAGAATATGGAAAAGATTAAACGCATAATCACCCCTCACAAGGGCGGACGTGATTGTCAAATACAATTCCGGGTAACTTCTAAAGAGTTTGATCTGATAAACTTATCCAGGGGAGCTATGGGACTTGCTGATTTTGTAATGAAACTGATTAAGGAGAAGAAATGAAGGCTAGGATAAAGAAGAGGAAGTTTAATGGCAAAAATATAAGGAGGGCAAAAGCAATCTCTTATCAAATGTCTAAATGGCTTTGGAGCTGTAGCCTGTTAGATTATATGAGAGATTATCAACAAAGAATTTGTCACGATAACCCCTTTTTATAAATAATATACCTAATCATATATTTTGATAGATACTGGTTATTATATTTCTTTTGTGAACATATCTCAATTATCGCCTCAACGGTTAACCCTTCTGCTCTCATCTCCTTGAAATCATTAACGATAAACAAATCCCTCAACTCCTTCTCGTTTATGAGATTCATTTGTCTTAATACGGGGAATGTTAAGGATTCAATTTTACGATCTATCATTTTAATGTTTCCTTCCATTTATCGTAAGTCTGATATTTGATGACTGTTTTATTTTCATTATCCCTGCGTACAGAAGGCTCTAAGCCTTTGATTTCAACTCTTGAATTGCAGCGGCAATTATGCGCTATTAAGAAATTGATATTGTCGTTGTCTTTTTGTATATTAGCAGCAAGATAATAATTATTAACAGTTTCAAGGTTATACAAATGCCCGCTAAAATAAAACTTTCTAATATTAACCACTTTATCAGTCTTTACAATTCCGGCACTTACCGGAAAGACCTTGCAAAAATTTTCAATATCAGCACTGGGTGTGTCGATAGAATTATGAGAGACTATAGTATTGAAAAGAGAACCCCGAAAGAATGTACTCAACTTACTCTTAGAAATAATATGAGTAAATTTGAAATCTTTAATTCGTCTAAAATTATCAAAGACTATATCTCTGGTGTTTCCGAAAATCAAATCGCTAAAACTTTTAATATTAGCCGTGCCGTTATAAGAAGAATCCTCACTAAAAACGGCATTACCCGCAGAACTCAATCCGAGAGCGAATCTCTTAAATGGAAAAATATGTCTAAAAAGAAAAGGCTTCACCAAGTCGAGGCTGCTCATAAAGCTTGTACTGGTAGGGTTAGGACTATTGAGGAAATGAGTCTTTCGGCTCATACAAAACAAAAGACCCTTTCCAAGGTCGGCGAGGGTGAGAAATATATTCTTGACTGGTTTGCTCAAAAAGGATTTAATGCGATCCCTCAAAAGGCCTTTAACCAATACAATATCGACATCGCCATCGGTTCCGTCGCCATGGAATTGTTGAGAGACCCCGCCTGTCCGCTGACAAGGGAAAAAGATAGAAGAAAGATCAAAAACTTTACTAATTCGGGATGGAATATTATTTATATTTGGGTTGCAAGAAACGACATTCTTGTTGAGAGTACACTTCAAAACATTATCCCCATTATTCAAAGAACCTATGCCGATCCATCCTTCAGGGGTAAGTATTGGGTGTTTAGGGGAACCGGTGAGCTTTATTCCACTTCGAGTAGTGATCTCAACTAATTCACCCTCATAGAATCGTTTATATGCCTTTTTGATAGGGGTGATTGAAAAGGCATTAACATATTCAGGGAAACAGTTTATATCGTCCGTTGTATTTGTTAAATGCGGAGCCTCAACAAGAATCTTATTCCCATCCATAGTTGTAAAGTGAAACATCCCTTCACTATCGGCTGCCTTGCCATCCATAGCCCCATGATTCGGGCGTGTTCTACTATCAAGTGTAGCATCCCATATTTTTAATGTTTCAAAACCTAAATCGCTTGCATCCTGTTGAGCTTGTGAAAATCCAGAGACATTTCCTATTTCCTGTGCCCTTGTGGATTCGGTTCTTACTACTCTTAAAATATTTGAGCGTGTTATTTTATCTGCTGCTCTTTTGCCCAGATTAGTTTCAAAAGAGGTTTGAATATTTTTAGTAGTCTTTACTAATCCATTCCCTTGTGTTAATCCATCAGTTACGTTCTGCTTAATATCCAACAGTAATTTATTATTCCATAGCTTCAATCTCCCTTCCCAATCGTAAGGATTAACAACTGCCGCCTGGATAACCGAAGGATTCAACAAACCAAAACTTAAATCCATCCCCAAGCCTGATTCAATAGCAAAGCCCGTTTGATAATAATTAGATTCAAAGAAATTGCCTAACTGTTTTCTGGTTCTGATAGTGATATTAGTATTTAACGTGTTGATCTCTTTAGTAATCTGTAATTCAAGATTCTTTAACCGATTGAAGGACTGCATTTCTGATAAAGTAACCGATTCCCCATACTTTTCATACATGGCACGGATTTGATCTTTGATTGCAAGTAAAGAACGCTTGTAGGTATTAAGTAGTTCATTCTCCCATGCAAGGTATTGCTTATCTGCTGTTTCGTCCCTTAATAATAACAGGGAATTGATTTTATCAGTTGTAAGTTTCGATAACGCTATGGATTCTTGGGAGGGCAATTATTTTACAACCTGGAATTTACTCTTTGATTTATTAACGGGGACAAATTGTGCCGGCTCAATCTTCACCTGTGCGGGAATTTCCTTCCTGTCCTCTGGCTTAAATTCATAGCCAAGTGTTTTAGATAGAAGATTTATCCTGTCCCAAAGATGACAAATCTCTTTCCATAATTCTTTATTCTCGTTACATAATCCATCAAACCGACCTCTACTAATTAACATATTAACCTCAATATTTAACAGGTGAAAAGTTGCCGAACCAATATTTGCTTACAGGATTATTCTTAATCCGTTTTTGTCTATTAGACATCTTGGGTTGTTCTTTGTTCTTCCTAAAACCCTTACGAATAATAAAAGATTTAGCCATACCTTTCTGAGATGGGTTATTTGCAGAAGAAACATGAACCTTCTTTTCGTTATAACCAGTATTCTTAAATTTTGATATAACTTTTTGAGTAAGTTTAGAAACACTATTAAACAATCCCATTTATTACCTCTCGTTTTAATTAAATACATTTTATTGCTTTAAGTCCTGTTTAGTTTTTATACCAATCATCTTCATCATGGAAGACATCTTCAGTATATTTGTTTTTATCAGGGTCTGATTTTTTGCGATCTCTTCTGTCGTCCCAACGGATTAAAAGCTGAAAACCGAATACCAACACAAATACAAACCCTATCATAATGAAGGGAATCATGTTCTCGATATTGTTATCCATTTATTATACCGCGACTTGTTTTTGTTTCTGCTTATTCATATCAGTATTGGTCATATCAACATTGATATTGTCAGGCGGAACTGTATCAAGATTAACAGTAGCCTCTTCCTCTAATTGAGCCTTATTCGTTTCCACGTCATCAATGTAGGGGTGCTTATTCATTATGGCTTCATTACTCATAATGCCTTTACTTGCAAGCAGATTAGTAATTAACTCCGTATCATTACTAATCTTTGATACTTTGATAACAGCAGAAACAGAATCGGCAAGTAATTGAACATTTTTAGAGTCAACACGTCCGGGCATTTTCTTATTCTGCATATAGAAAATTAAAAACCAAATAAAGTCTTTAAGTGCTAACTTTAATTGAGAGATCGTATTATTCCCTTTCAAATACAAATCATTAAACGTAACCTCAACACCTATGATGGGAATATTAGCCCCCTTATTTACTGCTGTCAAATCTACACCTTCGCCAAATCTGAAAATATTCTTTTCGAGTATTGAGAGGATTTCTTTTTTAGCTTCAAATGGTATTTCGATTTGAATGGCTTCAACTTTCCCATCCGGTCCCTGTGTGCTTATTGATTTGAATAACTTTAGCATTTGTGGGATCTCTTTAGCATCCGTTCCGCCATAATCATTAACGTGATAAACTACTGATTGGATAGTATCAACATCTTGAAAAAATCCAGTAGAGACAGCATCGTAAGCGCCTAACAGAGATTTAATAGGTAATAGATCGCTTTCCTTTTCTGAATTATTATTCAGGAATATAAACGGAGGTCTCCCCCAGCTTCCTTTTGCTGTTTGATCTTCAGGGTTTAACAAAGGATTGGTTAATTCAAAATGAGAGCGTGAACTTTCAAATACATAAAGCCCGCCCGGTGAGTCCTGTACATAATAGGAAACATCTTCTTTAGTCCATATCTCAACTCTGCGGACTTCCATTAACTGTGAGCTGGTTCTTAAAGAATCCCTTTGTTCGTCATTGTCTGCTAAATAATCCTTTTCATAATACCTCATTACTGAAATAAGTTGACCTGTTTCTTCATCATAATCAGGAATGATGTTCTGTGCCGGAGCGATTCTATAATCGAATTTACCATCTGCATTTATGAAGGGCATCAATACTTCCATGCCTTTATTCGAGGCATGCAATACTAAATCATAAGCAGTTGATTCAAAGTAATCATTCAGCTCATTGTTAATATTTTCCTGTAGTGTTTCGGCATCCGTATTGTTCTCTGCATCCTTGACAGTGAATTGAATACGTTTACCCGCTATGTAGTTAGTCTTTTGCCTGTTTAAGTATCTAAGGAATGGATTTATAGTTTTCAGATTCGAGGCATTTTTATTCTCTACCTGGACAAAATCATTTATGTCTTTATTGAAAATATACGCTTTAGTAAAATCCTTATGACATATTTCATGCCTAACCGAGTAATATTTTTCCCCCTCAATCATGTGCCTATATACGTGTGATTGCTCCCAGCGTTCTATAATTGCAGTAATAAGTTTTGAGTCTGATTTGATTTGAGCTACATTCATTTGCAGCTTTACTGTGTCCGTTCCACTAAAATATGGCATCTTAATTTCCTTGTGTTAAAAGAACTCTATTTTGTTTTTTCTCATATCCCCCTCACAGGCGTAACGAGCTACGTCTATTGCCTCGTTTTCCACATCTTCTAATTCTGATTTGATATTCCCATCCCTATCAACTTTGTAATCAATATCTTCAAATTGCTTTGCACAGTTAGGACATCTATCGGGGTCAATAACTATTTCTGTTAAATCATTAAGCCATTTTTCTCCATACTCAACTGAACCCGGACCCTTAATTGCTCCCTTTACCCTTAATGAATATTCCTTCATTTCTGCTATAGACTTAGGCTCTGCGCTATCGGCGGTAATCCACTCATCGTTATATTTTTTTGCATTTATAGATTCTGCTGCTTTCCGGTTAGATAAGCCAACTCCGAAAACCTCATCAAATAAATACAAGATTTCTTTTTTCTTATCCAGGTGAAATCTTGCGAAGCAGAAAGGATGTGCGGCGTAACCCCAATCCATGCCCTGCCTTATATTATTAAAACTTCTTATTTCATCATCTGTTATTTTTCTAAAGTTTAAGTTCTCAAAAGGTACGATCCCCCCACCGGTTGGTTCACCTAAATAAATCCAGTTATATTTACGGATATTCTTTTCTTTTACTTCGTTTATTTCCTCTAGCGTTTGAAAAGGCAAGTAAGGATTATCTAAATATGACGAGTGATGTATGTATGTATTCTTTGGAATTATAACAGATTCATATTTTTTATTTACCCAGTGCTGTTTTCTTTTAGGTGGGTTATACGAATAAAAGAACTTATAAGTTAAATTTTCCGGTAACTCCGCACGCAAAACAGAATCCATAATCGTCTGTAATTCTTCCTCTGTCTTAAATTCTGTTAGTTCTTCAATCCAAACACGAGCTATGGGAAAGTTTGAAGTCTTAATTGATTTCAATTTTTGCGCATCGTCTGCACCCCTGAATATAATATAATTTCCCCTTGCTTTATAAATTACTCTTAATGGAGATTTTGTGAAAACAAACTCATCAAATACATCCAACAAATAAGTGGCTTCTTTTAATTGCTCATAAACAGATTCTTGGATTGTATTACCAACCTTACGAATACATAAACCGTTCAAGGGAAGATCCATTAAGTCGAATATCATTCTTTGTGAGATTGTTGTTGATTTTGCACTATTCCTGCCACCCTTACAAATGTAAAATGTATAATGATCATCTCTGCAGGCTTGCCAGAAATCGTAAAACGATTCCAAAACTACATCGGCTGTATTAACACAGGTCTCAGTCAAAGTGTTTTACCGATGGACACATTGTATTCACGCTCTAAATTCGCACTTTTCAAATGTTATCCTTAATGATTTTAACACCGCCGGAATGTTCAACTTCTGTTTTCTCTCTCCACCCCTCCATAATCTGCATCCATAACTTTTGACTTGCCGGCTGTCCCTTGCGTGCTGAATTATAAATCGAAGCCACCACGTCGGGAGTTAAAGCCCTCATAGAATCCCCTAATGGCTCAAATTTCAATTGCTTTACGTGGTTATCAATCGCCTTTATGGATAGGTGAACTTTATTAGCAACCTCAAGAATAGTAGGGCATCTTTTCAATTCCTTTAATAAATCAACATAAGCAGTCTGAACTAATGCCTGATTCCTAAGCCAATCGGTACGACCTTCTTTTTTCGCACTTTTAAGCACTTTTCCCTTTGTTTTCTTAACAGGCATTAGGCGACCTCTTCAGCAAGGAATAAATCCTTATCAATTTCAATTTCTCCAAATTTCCCCTTTATTCTTTTCGGATCGCCTTTATAAAAAACTAATATATTTTGATGCATTCTGCCAACCTTACGATAACCACCAAACTGCCTGCCGACTCTTATCGGTAAACTGCCAACCGCATTCACAAGGATTATTTCATTATAAAACTGTAGTCCTGCATTTATAAAACATTCCTTAGTAAATTCAGGCAATAATCTGTAAAAGCCCTTTTTGTCCCTTATATCAGAAACCACATAAACAGCAAAGGAATTATCATTTAATAAGCCACAGGATTTTTGAATTATTTTGATTTTCGATATGTCAACTTTTACGGATTTCATCAGGCAAGTTCTTTATCCCCGGTTTTAATCTTGAATAGCTCTTCCTCTAACTCACGTGTAGAATCCATCCAATATTTGAAATTAGTTTTGTAATAGTTGCGGTCTCTTTTTAGATCACAGGCATAGATACAGAGGATGCTGATTATTATACAAAGAAGTGCGATGATTAGTGAGCTGTATTCGTTCAACAAAAGAAAACCTTTTAAGATTTGTTGCGAATATAATAAATTGGTAACACAATTACAAGTAGGTCACTAATTATTTTATATTCTCATTCTATGCTGTCGATTAGGGGTGAATTTAGAATATTGAATTTACTATTTGGTTGTTCATAACAGAATTGACTCAGTTCCTCTTTAATACTCTTTGGCTCACTTGCTGTTTTACATCTTGGTTCGGTCATGTTAACTCCTTTTGGATAATCTCTTTAATAACTCTTTTTCTTTTCCATTTAGCTTCCCCTTATGCTGAATATTGAAAATAAACTGTTGCCCCCATTCAGTAAGAAGCCAATAATTTATTTTATCTATGCGTTTTTGGTATGCTTTGCTAATCATCTCTTTTCTCCTTTTTTACAGGGAGTGGGGGTAAGGGCATCCAATGGGTAACTCCATGTATCTCATATCCTAAATCATCAATGCTTTAGCCATTTTATCAAGGTCAGAAAAATCATCAACTTCATTTTCTTCCATGTATTTATCAATCAATGATTCTGGCATTAGTAACTCACAAGCAAATTCATTAGCCTGTCTCTCCTTTTTCAAATTTGCTACCTGATGTGTCCAATCAATCATTTCTTCCCCCTATAATCGATTAGTGCATTAAGTCTTCCTAAACTTCTCTTTTGTTTTACGGTTGTAAAAGTTTTTAAGTTTTTAAAAAGTTGCATTATTTTTTCATAGGATGGTTCGGGCAAATTATGCCCTTTAGAATCAGCACCGATATTAACCCATTCGGGACGTATAGCTTCAATCATTTTTGTTAATGCGTTTAAGTCGAACTCCAAAATAGGCTCAAGTGTAACCATAGTTCTAAAACCACGAAGCCTTAATTGTGCCATCTGTATCATGCGAGCCATCATCTTTGGTGCTTTTGAAATTTCATAATCTATGTTGCTCTCTATGGTTGTGCCGAAAACTACTTTATCGGGATAAGCAGAAAATTCGTTAAATCTTTCGGGGTTTTTACTCTGAAATAAATAGGTGTTATCAAATTCAAGACAGCGATTGAGTACGGGCACTATCCAATTTCTTGAAACATCTTCCGCAAACATATCAGTTGAAGATCCCACAAATATAAAATTCCCTTTCCCTAAATCTGTTTTCAATTCCTTTTCATCAAATCGGATAGGCTTTAATGCAAAGTGTTTCATGTAACAATAAGAACATTCGTGAGAACATTTACCTTTAATTACATTCCAAGTATGAGTAACAAAGTCATACATATTGCCTGTCTGTTTATTAAGCATATATCCTCTAATCCATTTCTGCAATGCGTTTCCACCTTGCGATTTGTTTATTTTTCTTTTTGATTGTTTCTTTTAATTTATTTTTAAGTTTTGTAATTACTAATCCACAAGCATAATCGTTTATCCATTTAGGATTTTCAAGGAATGTTAATACGGTTACGGGGTCTCGGTTAAGGTCATATAATATCCCTTCGGCGGGTTGTTTAATAAAAGCATCCAAATCTATCGTTTGTATTCCCTCAATAGTCATAATGACTACAGCATTTAATCCCGCTTGTTTTAGGATATAGTCTTTAAGTTCTTCTTTGTCCATTATTCTCTCTTACGTTAGTTAGTTAATATCCTGATATTCAGTTAGTGGTAATGTCCCGCTTAAAATTGCATTGCCCTATCATGAAGTTTTCTTTTATCTGCGCTCATTTACTTTTCTCCTTCTGGTAAGGATGGTAAGGGCATCCATTCCCGTACGATTACTTTAATGTGGTTGCTGCTATAGAAATTCATTTCGTCTCGGTAATAAAGACTTGGAAATACCTCATCTCCATTACTGATAATATACTCCCCACTATGTTCTGGTTTCTGCTTATCAAATTCTATCCACTGCATTTTATCAATCTTCTCCATTAACTTCTTTTGGCTCTCTCTTAAATCGTCATGGATTTGTTTGTCAAGGTTTGAAACCTTTTTAATAGTCTCTTCTATTAGTGCAAGCAGTTGAATTTTAATCCAACCCCTGTCAACATTTCCTTTTTCAAGATCATTTAACAGAGCATCAATTTTTTTAGATGTTTCGATAAACTGTTTTGGTATCTTATCCATTCATTTCGTCTCGGTAATTGCTTAATTTGTTTTTTCAATTCATTGACATAGCTTTCAGAATAGTATGGAACGGATTGTTCGGCATTAGGAATTATGTCCGCCCTTACGAGTATTGGATTATATTCTGGGTGTGTAACTAAATGTCTACCCATTAGTTCACTTATATAAATCTTTAAGGGCATATTATTCATTATTCCCCCTCTATGGAGATAGGGAGTTTACAGAAAGGGCAGAATTTGAAACTATCTGTAAGTCCCATAAGTGCTAAAACGCTAATATGTTCTTTGCAATCCGTATTATAATTTTCTTCTTTATCATCAATAGTCCACTTACAACTCTCTGTCTGTGGCTTAGAAAATACAGTATCTTTTATCTTGGAATAAAAATCTATATCAGCTTCTTTTAGTGCCTGCATCAATTCATTTTCAGTTGCGGTTTGAATAAATGCTATAGTATGATTTCTCACATCTTTGAACCAGTCTTTATTCTCTGCCTTACCTGTGGCAAGACCGAGATCGAAGGATTGTTTTGCAATAGACTCCACTTCCACAAACATATCATTCCAATCAGAGTGTTCGTCCATTCTACGCCAATCCCATTTCTTCTTGAACTGTTCAATTATCTGTTTCATTATATTATCCTTGTTGATTTAATTAAATTATGATATTAACTTTTCATAACAATATTTTATAACTTTTGCATCCCACAAAGCGTTATGTTTTAAGATTTTCTCCCCTTCAAATTTTACATTATTATTAACAAAAGTTTGCGGTTCTCCAAAGGCAAATAATTCTCTGTTTATATCAGGGTCAATGTCTTTTAATTTAAATAGAGTGCATATATCAAATGGGATATAGTAAACATTTTGGGGAATATCGAATGCTTGACCGAATATATTATTAAACAAAACCCAATCGTAAGCGAGACAATCTGACCACATTTCGCATTTGTCCCATTGGTTTAGCCAATCCCTTAACTTTGTTTGCACTAATTCGGTATCGCCCTTAACCTTCATCTCGATATAACTTCCCCAATGAACATTCTCGTCTTTATCGTGAAATTGTAAATTTGCTATGACGTTTTCTTTTAGCCAATTATCTAACTGAGAGCTATCATAATCAGTAAGTTCTGCATAAAAAGTACACCCACACTCTGCGATTAAGCCTATGCTTATAAGCGTTGTATTTTTGTGTAGTCCTGTAAATTCAGTATCAAAAAATATCTTCATTTCTACCTCTTATTTAATCCATTCTCGCACATCTTTTGTAGTATGCGATTTGTTTGTTCTTGGTTTTGATTATTGACTTAACGAGCTTGCGAACATCAGAAGTCTTGATATAATAAACCACCTCTATTTCGCCATCACAAGCTATGCCTCGTTCCAATGTTTGTAATTGTTTCGCCAGTTTGGTTTGTCCGTAAGGGTGTATTTTATTGTAAAATTCATCTTCGCTTTGTTTGTCATACTTTATATGCATTATTTTACCTCACTGTTAATGGTTATTTTTAAGGGGGTTCATTTAATGACCTTTTTTAATCTACCTTCATCGTCATAAAGTTCATTTAATAATATTCCTTTTGTCCAAGGTTTCGATGTTGCTGATTCCTGAACTTCAATTTTCTTTTTAAGTGCTTCAGCTTTTGATTTCTCAATAGCGATCTTCTGGACCTTGTTGCTCATTATCTTTTCTATATATGCTAATGCTTTGTGATCTTTGCCCTGTTTCACCGCTTCATTACATGCAAGCTGAATTTCTCTCTCTCCGTATAAAGGTATCCATCCTTCCATAATCATTCTTTGTTGAGTAGTGATCCTAATACTTGGTATTCCCCAGCAATCTAAAAATATTTTGCTGATGAAATCGGTTTGCCCATCTTCTTTTCCTTTTACTTCTATATCTACCTTTACATCTTCTTTTACTTCTACATTTACATTTGTGGCATTTTCGGAAACATTAACCCCGTTTATTTCTGTTTTAATTAAGTTATGGAAACCCGAAACGTCAATAAGCATAAATTTGGGATTGTAAAGAACTTGCTTTTTCTTTTCGGCAGCAGTAAAAAATCTTTTTTGGATTGCCCTTGAAGTTAAAATGCTATGCCGTTTCTGCATACCCGAATCGAATATATTCCTACTTAAACTGGTATTTATGCAATCCTTTATTATTTCTGTATCTAATGAAATTCTCTTTTTTATCATTAAATTCAGATCACTATTATTGTTTATATAATAGCCCTTGTTTTGATAAATCAACTGCCAAATAGTAATTAAAACCGAGAGTCCGGCACTTTCCTTTTCTAATAAATACATTTCGGTTTTGTCATCGAAGTTGCAATCTAAAGGGAAGTAATCTATTCCCTGTTTGGTTGGTCTTGCCATTATGATTCTGCCTCGTTAATAAGTCCGGTAAGAATTTTTATGAGTAGTTTCGCATCCTCTATTTCAATATCAATAACTGGAGACATTATCGGGTCATAATCATTGAAGGTAATAAAGGCTATTCTATTTTTATCATTAAGAAAAACCTCGAATCCGTCTTGACTATCGGAAGCACAAAATTTTACGTTTGTCATGGGTGGGCCTTCAAAATTGAAATGCCCTCTACAGAGTCGGTCAAGACAACATTACGAACCCATAGGGTAGGTAAACTGTAAAGGGCAAATATTTTAATAAAACTGTTCATAATGTATCTTGACCTATGACCAATTTACAAAAAGTGTTACATAAAGTCAAACTCATATTTCCGTCCCGATATTAAATTTCATATTTTCCTCAATTTATTCGCATATTGAATAATAACTCATACATGATTCCCCTTCTTCGTCTTGAATCTCATACTTACCGGAAGATATATATTTGATAACATCATCAATCCAGGGGAAGGATTTACCGCTTTTAAAATCAAAACCAGTATGAAATCTTTTAGGTATTCTTTTGGGAGAGAAAAAACTTCTCCCGACATTTCTTTCAAGTTCTCTAATTTTATCAATTCGTTGCGGGTCTCTAATGAATAATTGCCTTAACTCAGGCAATCGAATATTGATACATGGATAGCAACCAACTCTACTAAATCCCTTGCTGTATAGCGGGTTGGGTTTTACCCCATATTTCTTATGCAGATCAAAAACATATTCGACATTTTGATATATCAAGGGTCTATTAAGGAAACAATTATAAAAGTCTGACCACGTTCTTTCCGGTAAATCTTTTCTTGCTTCGCTTTCATCAGCCCGGATTCCAACATATATTTCGACTTCCGGGGGTTCAAATTCAGAACATAAAACAGGGAGATATTGAGATATATAATTTTTAGTAGGGATAAGTTTTAATTCTTCAGTACAATAACGAGCCTGACTACTAGGGATTCTTTGTTTTTTAATTGATAAATCTTCAAAACTCGAATAATCTTTTGAATGCAATACTATCAGTTTTCCATTAAGCAACATTAAGTTTATATACTGGATATATTCATAGGTTTCGTCCGACTCCCAACCAGTGTCACAAAATATGGTGTCAAATTCATCCAAGTTTTCTTTAGCCCATAGGATTAAAGCCGTTGAATCTTTGCCACCGCTAAAGCTGATTATTCTTTTCATCCGAATAACTCTCCATTATTTTCTTCTCTTAAAAATTCAAAGTCCTGTTGTAGCCTCAAATTATCCACCTCATTTACAAATTTGTTTAAGAAACGAGCCTTAGCAAGTTCTGTTTTTACAGTTGAGAAATATTCTAGGACGCCCTCCTTCCTTGCCTCCTTGGTTCCTGCTGCGAAATAGCCCCTGCTCTTATCACTTAGTATCAACACAGCCGAATCCTTGCTTATTTGACCCCTAATGACCTTCTCATAGGTTTTCTGGTTATACTCATTAATTATGTCTGAAATTGACCTTTGAAAAGAGCGCAGGGAGAGGTTAGGATTAACTAATCTGAATAGGTCAACCGAAAGCATGGGCTTGTCTATGCTGGATCTTGTTAACAATATGGAGAGGAGTAAATCCTTCAATTTGAAAACTCCTTAATCAATTCAAAGAAAGTCCAGGCTATTTCCCATTGAATACCGTTTCCCAAACCTTCAAGTCGCTGTTTGCGATATCTGGATTTGTGTAATCCGGTGGAAGGTGCAGCATCCATTCCACAAATTTGGTTTGCAACTTCAATCCATTCTCTTTGGAATTGACTGTCATTGATAAATCTATATTCTTCCCTAATTCCACTCTTCTCCGAATGCACGGGTCGTCTATCGACCCCCTGTCCCGATTGTCGTGTGATGTCGGTGTGGGTAGTAGTGAAATTTGTGTTTGTAAATCCATTCCCCCTTGTCCGTGCAATCCTTCCGAATTTGCATTTTGTTTCTTCGGGGTTGGTAGTAATTCCATCGCTAAAGCCTTTTCCAAATTCCGATTCTTGTCGTTTTTCCGATTCTCTGTTATGTCCCCCGTTAATCCGGCTCTCATCGTTGGCAATAACCTTGTCGGAAACCCCTGACTCATTTCCTGAGCTAAACTTCCCGAATTTCCCGATGTCGGATTTTTCTTTCCACTCACTACCGTTGCATCGAATCTGCTTGGAGTTTTTAGAAGCCCCCGATTCATTAAATCTATTACTTCGCTTGGAGTTGGAACCCTCTTTATCCCCTGTTCTCTCTGCAAAAACTTCTCGCTGCGTGGTCTTTCCTGCGCTCTTGGAGTACCCAATAATCCATATTCTATCCCTCCTGTGGATCGCCCCGATGGCTGAAGCTGGAATAATATACGGTTGAACCGAGTAACCTTCATTCTCCAACGATGCAACAATTTCGTTTTGAAAGTAGTCTCCATCATGGATATTAAGGAGTCCGTAAACATTTTCCAGAAGTAGCCATTCGGGTGACACTTCTCTAATAACTCTAAGTGCTTCCGGGAATAAGGCTCGTTCATCTTCACGCCCTTTTCTTTGTCCTGCTTGGCTAAAGGGCTGACAGGGGAAGCCACCGGAAATAACGTCAATAAGTCCTCTGTATTTTGTTCCATCAAATTCCTTTATATCTAAATATTTGTCTGTTTCAGGATAGCGAACATTTAATAACTTTTGGCAAAACTCATTTATCTCTACCTGAAATATGTTTTTGTAACCGGCTTTCTCTGCTGCATAGTCAAACATTCCAAAACCCGTAAAAAGAGAAGCATGGGTCAAAATCTCATCCCCCTTCTTTTCCTGTCAATGTGAGTGTTTGTGGGTTTATTCATTATTTCACTATTGTTAATTTATTCTCTGGTTCAAAATTCTTGACATGAATTTCAAGTAATCGCCATTTAATCATGAATAAGGGCAATACTGTAGCATCAGATTTAACGTCTATGTATTCTTTGGTCCCGTCATTATGGGTTATTATAAAATCGCAATAGTAGTTGCAGATATGCTGCCCTAAAACTTTTAAATCTATTTTTACTTGCTTCTCCCAGCCTTTAATTTCTCCGGCACGTTTCCTGAGATCAAGCTGAATAGCATACTTAGCCTCTTTAGTTGACTGGTAAACATGACCGTCATATAATCGGGGGGTGTTCCTGTATTTGTTCTGTTTGTTCTGACTTACAGGCTTACACTTTAGGCATAGAATAAGTTTAAGATCGTGGTTATACATACAGTCCTCTTTGTAGTCAATATATCTGCCACAATTAAGGTTTCCGCAATAGCTTCCGGTTATATTCGGATTAGGTATTTTGCGAAAGGTATTTTTCTTCTGCTTAATTACTGTATGCACTTTATTGTTCTTGATTATTAAAAAGTTTAAGAAATAGTTGTTCAGTGATATCAATATCAGTTAGTGCATTGTGAAGATCGCCAGTAGGTACAATTCCAAAGTGTTCTGTAACAGTTTTAAGTTTGAAGTTTGGAAGTGTATGTCTTAACTGAATAAGTTTTATAATTGCCTGATTCATTACATCAATAGGGGGGAAATAAAACCATGATCCAAAGAACTTGTCACCGCACTTATTAAACCATGCCCTCATAAAATCATAATCGAATCGGGCATTATAGCCGGTAAAGAATAGTTTATCTTCTTTATTAAATTTGTCGCAATATTTGCCTAACATTGAAATAAAGGATTTGTAAACTAATCCGGGAGCCTCATATAACATTATTTCGCTTTTTCCCTTTCCATTCACTTCTAAAGCAGCATCTTCCACAACGTCACCAACAAAAGGGGAACAAAGCAGATTGAATGTTTCCTTTGTTTCAAATACTCCGTCATTATTAAACTCGATGTATCCGGCTATCTGAATAATTCCATTCTTATTGCAATCCAGCCCGGTTGTCTCTGTATCAATGAATAAAAATTTTGTAAGCATAGTTTATTTTCCTTTTGTTTTACCTAAAAGTTCATCTTTAACCTTACCAACAAGTAATGGCTTAATTCTTGGAGCCGATGTCTCGGACAAATTCTTTCTCTTTGATTGGTACTTATTTTTATCATAAGTATATTTCTTGGGAAATTTGATTATGTTACTACCTTCGTGCGGATCAAAATATTTGGTCATATTAAAACATCCTCTTATTAACTAATCTTTTCTCTGCTTTTTCTTCCTTTCTTTTGAGTTGTGAAGGGGCATGAAAACCACAATACCAGTTATCATTTTCCAAAAAAGTAGCGACCTTATTGCAGATGCGTTCTTCGGGGTGTTCATCATAATATATGCGATCAGTTAAATTGCAACATGATTTTTTGGCCTTACAATAATGCACTTTATTGAATTTTCTAAGCATTTTTTCTTTTAATGTTTCGCTCATTTCTCTGCCAGTAATTTGAGTGTGTTGAATTGCTTTCTGGTTAATTCGATTCCCCTTTCAAGTAAATCTTCTATTGTAGAAATAAAATCAATTTCCCAATCATTGAGTTTTTTAACATAAACCTTTCTCAAGTTCTCTTTAGCAAATTTTAATTGAAAGTTTTCCATAGGTAATAAGCGGGAGGTTTCCCTCCCATTGTGAATAATTAGTTAGTTATTTTTTCTTGAACTCGGTTTCCTTCTCTGCCATAGCGTCTTTTATGCCTTGTAGTCCAGCACCCTCGAACATGTTAAAATCCTCAACGTGCTCTTTTAGGAATATCTGATATTCTCTACTGGTTTTGATTCCCTGAATTGCTTTTACCCAATATTCGGGCTTATCAACGAAAGCGTTTTCGGAATCATTTTTCTTTTCTTCCTCAATGACAATCGCATCCTCTGTCTGAATATCATCAAGGGAAATTGCTCTTTCCTGTGCGGTTAATAATGTTTCGGGACTTACTGCATTTATCTTTTCGTCTTTTGATAAAGCAGTGGCGAATCTCAGGGCTTCTGAGGTCGTTCTTTTGGGGAGCTTCTTATCGCATAATTCCTTTAGAACTGTTTTAATTGCCATCGGATCAAAATCGGTTTTCCAGGGACCGGAACCGTAAGCCTTGCTGAATCTTACCGCATGTTTTTTAATATCATCGATAGTTTTAACAACGAATACTTTCCCCCCTCCCTGTAATTCAGCAACAGCATAATAAGCGTATGCTTCGCCACGATCACCGTCCATTCTCGGTTTATGGACTAAGGTTGGGTTGAATCCTTTCGTATATTCAAACACATCATTTTTGCAGACCTTATCGTAATCGATAAAGGCAATTAAACCGGAGTTCCAAACTAATTTCATTAATCCCCGGTATTCGATTTGAAATTGCGCTTTATCTCCATAGGGAATAATGGCAGCTTCATGCAGGGGGGTATTCGGTTCAAGCCCTAACTGAGCGCATAACATTAAAGCACCAAGAACGGACATTGAATCGCATCTTTGAAGTGCGGGGTTTGCTTTTATAGCAGTAATAGCGATTCTTGTAAATCTGTCTGCATCAAAGTCTTTCGGGAGAGCAAGGGCAAACCCGGGACGTTGCTTCTCGATTGCATTTAGAACATCTACCTTTGCGGGTAAATTACCGTTCTGTTTTAGTACGCTGTTCTTTACAGCTTCCTTCATCTCTGTCATACGAACTCCTAAGTTTTGTTAATAATAATATTTCTTTTTCTTTTGGGCTTTCTCAGTTTCTGTTTATTTTCTTCAGACCATAGTTTGCCCATTCTGGATGCTGACATTTTCCTCCGTGTTTCTTCAGAAAATTTTCTACCGCTCATCCAAGTGTTCATACCAATATGCGACTCTGACATCTTCCTCTTTGTCTCAACTGACAAATGCGTCCCCTGCTTGGAATTAGACATCTTCTTCCTTGTCTCGTCTGACCGCCTTGAACCAAGTGGACTTCCAGCTATCGGACACATATTATATAGCATAATATTTTCGTCCCGACAGCGATTAAACCAATATTGTTCTCTTTCAAAAAGTTTTGAAACATCGCAATATTCCAAGACTTCAAACCCGAAATTTATTTCCCCATATATATCAAAGGCGTTTTGTAAGTATGCCGAATGATGTTTCTGCTTATTTAATGAATAGAAATGCTCTGCTTTCCTTTTGTCTAAGACCGCAGTACTCCCGATATAACAGTGCCCGTTTTTAAGGTTGGTGATTTTATAAATGCCAGATTGGTTCATTTTATTTCCTTTAACTTCAACACCCGGAATGTGCTTACCTTCTCCACTTCTCTACTGATTTCGGGATATTTTGATTTTAATAACTTGCTGTCAATTCCTGATCTTGATTGCTGTTTCCAAGTCGCTATAACCGTATCAATCAAGACGAGATTAGCCTTCTCCCCAATAAATTCCTTTATCTTATCTTCCATTTCCCCGATTTCTTTATCGAGGATTTTAGCAGTACCTTTCTTTTCTTTAAGGCTGTTATATAGTTCCGCAATCTCTCCAGTAGCTTCGATAAAACTTTCTTCCTGTGGAGCAACAAAGGCATATTCCTTAACTGTCATGGGTGGTGCTTCGTTAGTAACTACATAGGCATTCCACCAACCAACAAGCGCAGTTTCCATTTTCTCTATGAATTCAGGGTCCGGAAGAATCCTTTTAATTCTGATTTCCCTCTGGTCCACTAACAGCACCACATAATCACAGAAAGGTAAACCGGAACAAGCCAATTCATCCTGAACCTGTATATAATGCTCTAGCGGGATTCCTTGCGGATTATCATCCTCATTTGCCTCCCAAGAATTATAAACCGATTTAACGGTGCTTTTGCACTCTACACACCCTGTTTCCTTGCCATTCTCCATTATCACTCGGTCAAGGTTAGTAAACAAGCAATCGTATTTTGGATGGATTCTGATTTTATTATCGGCAATAACTATGTTCCCGGTTTCTCTCATATATGCCTGCGCAATCGGTTCCTCCAGTAGATTTCCCCAAAGAGTAAACTTGTTTGAGATTTCCTCTATTTCTTCGCTTACTTTCTCCTGCCATAACTGATAAGGGGTTTTATATCTTGATATCCCAAGAACTACCGCAGCTTCGCTTCCCCCGATTCCAAGAACTTTCCTGATACCAAGCCAAACGGTTTTATCCATTTGTGTAGTAGGGATTGACCTGCCATTCTTCAGGGCTTCATCAATAATAGGCTGGATAAGTTCTCGGTTAAGCTGGGTTGTTGTTGATGTTGTTTCCATATTAATTCTTTTCCTCAAAGGTTTCTTTATAATAGTTTTCTAAATATTGCCATACTTCCTCAGAGCCTTTTTCAACAAGAAGGTTATAAACTTTTTCTGCGTGCATTCCCGAACCATCATAATAACAGGATTTCCCGTTTACATATTCACACTTCCCGCTTATTGGTTCTTGCCCTTCATACATTGGTTTTGGGCTGTGGTATCCAATATCGGCAGGGAGTGGTGTGAAGAAACACTTCACACCTAAACGATCAAGTGGTTTTGATAAGAATTCGTTAGTAACGTGAGGCAAGTTCCAATTTGTATATAAAACGAATTGGACTGCCCCTTCTTTCCCCTTTACTACCATTCTTAATTCTACACAATGGATGCCATAATTTATTTTGGGGTCAGGGTTTCTTTTATCAAATGCGGGGGTGAACTCAATAATTCTTTTCATTACTCACCTTCCTTTTCAATTATTTTTCCTTCCTGTATATAAAAGCAATCAACATCTAATGTTTCCGGTATGTCTGAAACGATAGTAACGAATGCCTCAATGTCATTCTCAATAGCCCATGTTTCCAAGTCCTTCAATGAATCACTATCAAAGGATTCTGCCCTATCAATAAATATTGCTCTTAACTTTGGCATCTGTGCAAGGCATAATTCAGAGGATATTCTTATAGATTCTGAATCGCTCCAATTCTCGGAGAAATTACCATTGTAAAACAATCCTTCTTCCCTGATTTCAAGTCCTTCCACGCCTGTTTTGGTATTGCGGAGTATTTCAAGTTTCTGATCTCTCAAATCTTTTATCTTGTTATCAAAGGAATCATACTCGATTTGCTTGTCAGCCTTTTCCTGTTTCTTAGTAAGATAATTCTGATATTGACGAGCCTTTTCGTTATTAACAGAGGCTTCTTGAATTGCTGCATCAATTTCAGTAGTGGCTTCATAATCGGGTTCGGGAAGATTTATAGAGATTGATTTTTCTGGATCGGGTTCAGGAGTCTTGTTAATTTCAGACTCAAGCTGTCCATTTTTTAGTATCGTAAATTCAAGGCGTTTATTTAATTCTTTTAACTTCTTTTCCAGTTCAACGATTTCGCTTTCAACGCTCTCCCTGTCTTTCCAATTTTGAGCAATTTCGGATTTCAGGTCTTTAATCTTTTGAGCCTTATCCTTTTGCTCATTATTAAAAATATTGATCTTATTTATTTCATTCTGCTTCTCAAGATCGTAAGCATCACGCCTAATTTTATTCCTTCCCTCTAATTCGGTTCTTTGAGCAATCAGCTTATTAACATCAATACCTTTCATTTCCGGCACAACCTCAATCTCTCCGAACTTCTTTACTTCCCTTCCGCAGAAAAGCCTGTCCTGTTCAAGCGTAGTTAGTTGGGCGTTAATGGAAGTAAAGTCTATATGAAACAGATCCATACAGAATTTTAATTGCTGGAAAGGTGTCTTATCCAGGAAGGGTCTTGGATTAAAAGTAAGTTCATTAACAAAAGTGTCAAGGAAATTCTGAACTTCTCCCTTTTCCATAAATCCGGTTTCAAGATTCTTTACTTTCAGTTTCGGGGTTTTGCCGATAACCCTTTCAATCTGATAATTACCGATTGTCATTTCTGCCTTTGCAGATTCTTTCCCATGCCCGATAATATCAGAGTTAAGAACTTTATTTCCTTTGATTAAAAATTCTATTGTATCAAGGATTGAAGTTTTCCCCTGTTTATTTTTCCCTTTAATCTGAATGAGTCCCTTATCCTTAAATTCCATTTCAACAGCTTGAAGTTTCCGTATTCCGTCCACTTTTAAGCCAATGATTTTTAATGGTTGATTATTCGCTTCATCTTTCATAATTTTACCTCGTTAGTTTTCTGTTAGGGCAGTTTCAGGCTGCCCTTTTTTATTTATTTAATATTCCTAATTCTCTTTGCTGCCTTTCTTAAATTCTCTTTCCTGTCTCTGATACTCGATAGTATCAAGGTGATTTGCATTTTCCTCGGATAGCTTATGAAGTACATCCTCATAAAGTTTGCATTGCTTTTTAAGACGTTCTATTCTTTCACCGAGAGTCTTCTTATCTTTTCTTAGCTGAATTACTTCCCATCCCTCTTTAATCCCCCCAACAAGAGCCATTGAGCACATCATGCCCATGGCACCCAAGAACATATATAATAGCCACATTTTAAGCCTCGTTATTTAATTAAGTTGTTTTGTAAATTATCAAGATAAGCCCTAAGTGCGTTAATATAAATTTCAGAAACAGGAAGTGCGACCTTCCTTTTGAGCCTGTAGTTAAGCCTCTTTATGGTTTCTCTTTCTTTTGAAGTGCATCTGATAGGGTGAATTATTTTTTCCATTTCCTCAACTCGTTTATAATTTCTACTGCATATATACAGTATGCACAAACAAAAGTCAATAGTAAATGAAAATAAATTTTTAAGTCTTGTTTTTATAGAGATTACAACAACTATGCCAACAAAAGAGAAAAGATTATGAAATTTCAAAACCTCGACTGTATGCTCGGTCTTTTCTGCTTATTGTAATAAGTGCCATGCGTGGAAGGGACAACACAACCGGCCTGCAACAAATGACCCTAGGAACTGCAACAAATGACATTATTTCTACTCCTCTTGGTTGACAGACAAATATAGGGCTTTTCCCCGTTATTTAGATCAAAAAAAAAGCCCCTTCGAAAAGGGGCTTTTACTTGGGTTAAAATTTAATGGCATACCAAACTTCCAAAACTTTTAGTAACAGATGGTAAACTGGTTCCAGCTGTATTTGTTGCTGTTACACTCCAAAAATACTGAGTGCCTATACTCGGCAAATTATATGTAAATGAATTTGTTGATACCGTTGCTATAATATCTATTACATTAGCAGTACTTCTTCCATTTGTTATTTGATGCTGAATTGTAATGGTGTAAGATGAAGCACCTATTGAACCCCAGACAAAAGTGGTTGTTAATGGCTGATTTGTCTGCCCATTTGCAGGGAATATCAACACTGGAACAGTTGGTAACTGCATTGGTGTAGAGGATGTTGTGAAGTTCCATATAGAACTCCAGTCACTTGTTCCAGCTGTATTTGTAGCATTAACTCTCCAATAATATTCAGTACCATAACTTAGACCAGAAACTACCTTAGCCATACCACCTGAAAGTCCCGCCTCATCAAATACCACACCTGACGAGAAGCCACTACTGACGGAAACCTGTAGTCTATAACTAACAGCACCTGTATCCACTTGCCACAATAAAGCCAAAGCTGAGTCCGTTCCTGTAGTCCCAGAAGTTGGAGAAAACAAAGTTGGTACTGCCACTTTATTTATGGCAAATTGAGCGGTAAAATAATAATCAACATCCATTCCAACCATATAAGGATTATCCGTACTTACTAAATTGGGCGGTGTGTCGGTTGTCCAACTAACAAAATGATAACCAGAATTTGGAGTTGCCGTTATGGAAACATTAGAATTTTCAAGCTGAGAGGTAACTCCCGAAGGTGAAACAGTCCCACCATTACTTGGATCAGCATCTAATGTCAAATTATGATAAACTGAATTATATTCAATTGCACCATCATCATAAATGCCAGATCTGACCGTCCCAACAATATCAGGACTGGTTAGTGTGATTGTAGTTCCTTGATCTATGCCCTTCGAACCCGGAACAAGTTTATAATCTACTGCATTAGTCCCCCATAGATTCGCAAAACTTGCTGTACCGGTTGTACTATGAGCATCAATATGTACTCCACCAGTATTATATAATGCTTGCCATCCAGCCCAATTCACTGAATTAACGGAATCAGTAAACATTAAAAGAGAAGAACCTGCAAATGGGTGCTGATAATATAGATTATAGTCAATATCCTTATATGCCGTGCTGCCCAAACTTCCTCTGGAATAATTAAAAGGTGTTGCAGCTGAATCACCTAAATTCATAAAAATATTATTTTTTATAATAAGAGTATCTACATATTCCAGCCATAATCCATATCCATGACTGTCTCCATTAACAATCGTGTTATTGTATAACCTTAGTGAAATATTATAACTTGTGTCCTGTCCGTCAGTTCCTTCCCCTGTTAAAACAGGACATATAGTAATCATCTTTTGTGCATCACTTCCAACGGCATTTTTCATGACTATTATATTATTATAGATCAAGAATCTATTCCCGGGTACTTCACTAAACAAGAAAATGCCCGGCCCAAAACCTGCGCTTTGGCAAAAGAATGTTATAAAGTTATTTGCAATCTTTGTTTCATAATTATTTTTCAACGCAGTATGTCCACCCCACCATTGGATAACCTCCGAATGATGTTGATCGGGTGCTTGCAATGAACCTACTATGTGGATTGTATTGTTAGTAATAGTATAACCGCCGCCAGAGCCATATTTTATATCAATGCAATCCTGTTCTGATTGGGTATTATTATACGGTATATCCAATAAACAATTAGTAATTGAAGTTCCTGTCTGTGCCTCTAAGTTTATTAAAGAACCCCAGCCATTACTTGTTATATGACAATTATCTATTATTATCCCATTCATTTCGTCAATGGGAGATGCATACCAATAAGTCATATATAAAGCCCAATTTGGCTTAAATGGAGTGCTATTAGTACAGCCAGATGCCTTTATTCTTATCGTTAAACCAGTAACTGTAGTATTTATACAATGAACCAATTGCAAAGCATACCCATCCTCTGTTGTTGCTGTTAATGAAAATATTACTTCTCCGTTATGTCTGGTATCTTTACCTTTTGTAATGACAGCTCGTCCAGAAAAAGGGCGAACATTTAATATTGATAATGGAGCATAAACCACTGAATCAGTATGCCCATCAAAGAAAACAGAATCGCCCCCAACAAGTGCCGAATTATCAGGCCTTTTAAAAGCATTAGCACTTGAATAACTCTGCATATTCGTCCAACTTGAACCAGTTGAGTCCCCTGCTTTAGCGAGACCTAAGTATTTATTTGTTGCAAATACTTGAATACTCAACACTAAGCATATTATTAAAAGTTCCATTAAATTTCTCATTATTTTCTCCTTATCTTATTAAAATCCAATTCACAAATAAACCATCCGTTCCGCCAGAAGTTCTGAAAATGACGAAATAACCATCATAGCATTGCACGCCCAATCGGTCATTTATGCTTACTGGCCAACCTACTGCACTTGCAACCACTATTGAACTTGCAGTTATCCCGGCATAACACACTGCCACTATACTATCAGCTACTCCACCCCATGATCCAAACTGGACACGCCCGCTCGAAGCCTGTGCAACAGAAATCGAGGCTATTGTTGATTGAAGTGATGGGGATAATTGACTTAATTTAACTTTTCCTGCCCCAATAGTGGTGGTTCCTAAACCCGACATGGTAACATCGCCATTTAATGCTCCCCATTCATTTGTGTGATCTTGACCATTCCCAATGATTATATTTCCATCACCATTAAATGCTAATTTTTCTGGAGTCATATCACCGGCCAATTTTGCATTAGTTACTGATTGATCTGCATATTTGCTTGTTGTAATTGAACCATCTGTTATTGTCCCGCCTGTCCCCACTCCGCCATTAGCAAGTATAAAAGATAGCACTGATGGGTCAAATTTTCCCAGAGTAATAGTACTGTTGGCTATAGATGAACCAAGTAATGAATTACTTAGAATTTTAGAACCATCTAGGGAGGTTAACCATAACGGATTAGACCAACGATCGGTACTATACAGCCCATTCGTCACCGTTCCTGCATTCCCCGTAATGCTTCCTAGAATAGTAGATGAGAAAGTTGCCGGTCTTGTAAAATATGTGTTTTGCTGAAAAGTAACCTGCCCTGAAAAATTACTTTGTCCGGTAGCATAAAAACTGCCTGTAAAAGTATTCGTGCCTGTAAAAGTATTGTTGTCAGATAAAAAAGTTCCACTTATAAAAGTTTTTAGTCCAGATAGTGTGGTTTTATAATAGGTAACGTTCCCCCCTTGATCTAACATTATAAAATCAGAGTTATTTATGCTTGTTGCATTAGGTAAGTCCCTAATTTTAACCCCTGCCGTCTGAGCCTGGACAATTAATGTAAAAAGTAAAAACGTAAGCAAAAAGTATTTTTTCATAATATTTATCCTATAATATTCTGTCCATCAGGGTTAATAATCGGTGTAAATCCATCGGCGTTTACAATGGTCGCAATAGTTGATTTAGTTCTATCTACAAACCTTGTGCTTTCAAATTTCAGCGTTAACAGATCATGCCAGTCGAGGCTGTCAAAATGTGAGGGTATTATTTCACGTAAAAGAAAGGGGACAACTACACCCGCTGAATCTTTGAAGGGGTCTTTATCTCTGTGTAAATAAAAAGTTCCCGTTAATCCTTCACAAGCCATAATTTCTAAATATTTTGCTTCTGCTGTCTCTTCATATTGATATAAGTACATTTTTAATTCAACATCCCAATGCGAACCACGCCTAAAACTATATCTATTACCCACCGTTCCGATTTCTTCTTCCAATTCGATATACCTGTAATCAGGCTCGCTCTTTTCATAAGTTACATAATCAAGTAAAATATCCGTTCCTGAGTAAACAAATTTAGGTGCTGAAATTCCAAAAATCATAATTCACCTATATAAATGGCTTCGCATTCAGAGTAATTTTGAGAGGGGTAAAGGGTTAAGGAAATTATCTGATATTTTGAAGTACCATAAATAAAATCTTTTAAGAAATCATAATTACAGCCAAGTAAAGTAAATTTGTCTACTCTGCAATTCTGAATATTTCCCCTGTATTGATACCAGAATTTAGTAACAAGATCTCCGTAATTCTGCCAAGCGTTTGATTCAATAGCGGGGTCACGTCCCTGTGCAATGTAATAATAACCAGTCGAAGGGTCAGCCCAGCCGGTATATGTTATCGGGCTCATTCCGCCGGTTAAGCTTCCGCTTGCCTCAGGATCATTAGTTCCGGTAATTCTTTTCATTACTACATATCTACTTGCTCCAATAGGAATGCCAACTACTTGAAAGTTTGAGCCATTATTTGTCCAAATATCAAGTTCCGCAGGGTAAGGGGAAATTGTTGAGCCATGATCGAAGGTATAATATTTTTGTCCGGTAAAGTGACTAAAGTCTCCTATGTGCCAATTAAAAAAGGTGTTTGTGTCACTACCGGGAGAGAAGTTCGGAGTAACAAAGAAACAGGTATATCCACTTCTTGAAATAGTTCTATCCGTTAATGAGGTAAATATTCCTTGTTCATAAGGGTTGTTAGCGTCTCCTAATAAACCATCGTCACTATAAAAGCCACATATATAAGAAATATAGTCAATCAATCCGAACTTATAATTTTTCTCCCATTTTGTAACCGTCATTGTTTGAGTATTGCTGCCATCATAGTAAAAAAGTTTCTTAAAGAATGCCCTATCCTTTGAAAACATTCCGGTGAATGCCCCAAAATCAAGCGTTAAGTTTTTTAATATATCTCCTAATGTTGACACACCTAAATAATTATACTTAAATAAAGCATCAGGAAGTATTTCAAGTTCGTGGAATTTTATATCATCAAGCCAACCGGCCACTCCTGTATCAGTATCTCCAAGTCCTTTGAAAGTCCAATCATGTACTATTTGCAAAGAATTATCGGCAATATTTATATCAGGATTAACTAATTGATAAATTTTTTCTAACATAACTCCAATAGGAACAGATGCGGTACTCGATAAACCAGCGGGGTCTATTGGAAAATGTAATGGATTTATCGGAATATTATTATCTCGATAAACCATTTTTTTATTGATGATGTCTGTTTGAGGTTTAATCTCAATAGTAATTCTTTTCGTTTCCTGAACTGAGTTTGTGGAATCCTCGATAACATTACCACCATAAACCCTGCCATTAAATAAAATACTCACGTCGGGAGTTTTTAATACAGTAGAATTAAATGCATCCGTCCCAAAGAATAAAGCATCAAGCTCTCCATTCTCATCCCCTATTTCAAGTTTAATATTTCCTACTGCTAACATTGTTTCATCAAGACTAAAAGACATGGAAATATTATTCCATTGAGTAACCTTTAATCCATGATTTGTTGCGTTCCAACTTCTATCTAAACTCATTTTTAATAATCATCCGAACTGTGAGCAAATTTTATTGTTAATTGTATGGTTTCCGTTTCATTTATATTTTGTACAGGAAAAGTAATTGTCGTATAATAAAGTTTGGTTGTGGTGAAAGTCATATCTGCGCCATACGTCAATCCTATGCTATTGGCAGCATAAGCCCTAAAGTGATATAATGTATTCGGTAATAAATTAGTTAAACTACTTCTCAGAATACCGTTTGCATTAGTTCCATCATGGTAAGTTGCCTCTAAATCACAAGTAGGATTTATGCTGGTTCCCCAACAAGTGCCTATCAAAGATAATCCCGCACCTCCGTCTGAGACAAGATATCCACCGGCTACTGCGGAATAAGGAGTAATTCCAAAAGCTGCAGTAGTAGTGATTGAAGGTGCAACTGCCATTATGCAACTCCCGAATATCTTGTTTGTTGTTTGCTGACTTTTTTATTAATCCAATAAAGATCAGTTCCTTTTGTCTCCCCTTCAATTCCAATGATTTGTTTTTTCGTTCTGGTTATGCCATCAACAGTATTTGCATTTAATATTTTAATGGCCTTGACTACTTCTGACATATCAACATTATTATTAAAATTATTACTTACCTGAGAGGCAGGGATAACAGAAACACGTTCTCCAGATGAAACATTCATCTTAAAGGTATCATTTGAAAATCCAGGAGGAACTATAAATTTCCCGCCACTTGCAAGATTAAAAGAACCACCTATGAGACCGCCACCGACAGCGCCGGACAAAACCGGAGCACTCATACCAAGCATTTTTATTAGTCCGGTGAAAGCTGAGTCTACCCCGAAGTCCATTATTCTGTTTAGAAGTTTTTCCGTTAATGCCTGTCCGAGTCTTGCAATTACTGAATCGGCTTTGCCAAACATTTTCTCCCACGCTTTGCCCCATTCGGAGCTAAGGACTTCAGCTATTGATCTGGCGGTGTCACTGCTAATGTCGAATAATAATTTGTTATGTTTCTTCCAGTCCGCAATTTCTTTATCATTTTTCTTTTCTGTATAATCAATCGTCTGTGCTTTTATTTCAGTGGTCCCGATAGTTCTTTGTTCTGTAATATCAATTAAAGTTTTTTGATCTTTTTTAGCGGGGTGTTCTAAATTAAATTTTATTATCTCGTCATTATCTTGTTGAAGTTTCTTAATATGTAATTCCAGCATTTTGTTTAAGTATGCTTCATAATCCTTAACAGAAAGAGAATAATCTCTTATAGCTTGATCGTATTTATCCTTTTCTAATTGTTGGGTGATAGTTAAATACTTTTGGTCAAAAGCTAATTTTTCTTTTGTTTCAGAATCAGCAAGTGCGATTTTAGAATCATGTAACTTTTGATCCGCTGCAAGTATTTTCTCATTATAAACAACATTAGCTTTCGCAATATCATCATTGATAACCTTTAGGTCGGCAGGACTGTCTTTTGTTGAGGCCTTAACTTTATTGTTCTGCTTCTGAATTTCTAAGTCCCGTTCACGTTCCGCATCTGCTTTTTCTTTCTGATAATTCTGTTCGATTACTCCACGCTTTTTCTCATATTCAGTCCCCAATTCTGAAATATTCTTTTCAAGGTTTAGCAATACTTCCTCATCAAGCTTTTTATTTTCAGATGCGAGTTCCGATTTAGCGTCGAGTTCCGCTAATAGATTTTTATTGTCAATACCGCCTTTGTTTTTGTCTTCCCCCACATCAACTTTAGGAGAAAACGAACCGGCCTTGATAAACTTATCACCCAAATCTTTTGCAACTTTTATACGTGCCTCAATTGTAGCAATTTGTTGTTCGTTTGCATTTTCTGTGTCTGAATTCTGTTGTGATTTTATAACCTGTCCCGAAGGTAAGATAACGGTATTAACTTGAAATTGATTTTGAGCGGCTTTTAATTTAGCTGTATCATCTTGCCATTGCTTGATTAATTTGTCCCTATCTTCTTTTGAAGTATCTCCGAAAAACTTTTCTTTAACAGCGGGGGTTATTGAATTTTGAGCTTCATATTGAACAGTTCCACCAGCCGCCAATTTTTTAACATTCAGATTGAACGCTTCTAGTTGATCGTTGATAAAGGGCATTTTAGAAAGTATGAGGGTAAATAACGCTCCAAAGGAACTCATTACTTCTTCTTTAATGACAGGAATAGATTTTATTTGTTCATTTAATGTTTTAACCCTATTCTTAACGTCCTCAATAGTTTTACCAGAGAGTTCCATTATTGCTTGAAGCCTGATTCTCTTTTGGATTTCGGCATCAAGATTAGTTATAGAGTCACCCTCTATGTCGGCCAACTCTTTTACTCTTTGATTAAACGCCCCCCTTTCAATTCCGAGCTGAGCAATGCCTCGAACCATGCCCTCGGAAGCCCTGATTATAGAATCAAACTTTTCCTGTACGGTGCCGCCATAATTTTTAACCGCATCGGTTGCGAGTAAAAATAATTTAGGTTGATCTTTAAGGTTTATTCCTAAAGTAAGTGCCAGATTTGAAAGTTTTAATAAATTACCTTCACTAACCGTCCCGGCTGTGGCTTTCTGAAATAATGACATATCTTCAGCAGAGCCTTGAAAGGCGTTCCGCAAGTCCATTAGTTCGGCGGCTAACGCTGTCGATTGTTCTATAAAACTTGCAATCTTCCTAACTGCAAATACTTCCGCTATGGCAAGTCCTATCTTGCCGAAAAATCCGGTAACTGAATTTGATGTTTGCCCTGCCTGATTTGAAAATCCCTGTAATTTAGAATTAACTTGATCTAGTTCGACTTTGGTTTTTTCAATATCCCCATAATCAACATTCATTTTAACTTGTTGTTGAAGCTTCGCATTAAGATCTATGGCGTATTGCTTCAACTCGGACAACTTCATATACATTGCCCGGTTATCAATATCCATTTTTATTTTGGCAAAGCGATCTCCAATTTCCTTTACATCTTTCTGAACGTCGGACTTAACCTTATCCATTTCGGATTTTAATTTGCTCGAATCCGTTTTTAATTCAACTACGGCACTTCCAAAAACTACATCAGCCATTAAAAATCATATCCCATTTTTTTAGCGTGTTCAATTTGTTTCTCAAATTCACTATGTCTCTCATCTTCTGATTGATACTCAAAAGCACCCTTAACCATGCCGGAATACTCGCCACATAAACCCGCGTAATTAAAAATTCCATGTCTCATTTCGTGTATATCTTTTATATCCACTTTCTTTAACCATGAATCATATTTGTGATATTTTATATAAGGATAACATCTGCATATCAACTCTTTTGTGATTTGGGTTCCGATTCTTTTTCCACCACCGGAACTACTTTTTTTTTATAACCGTCTAATTCCATAACCTCCCAATATAAAACAGGAAGTTCACTAGAGTTGAGATTCTTTAATAAAAAAGCAGACTGATTCTTTAAGAACTTGAAATATTTTAGATTGAATATTTTCAGATACCAGGGTAAGTTTATGAATGTGGCTTTAAGGGAATTGTTTATCGTTAAAACATAAACTAAGGTATTATTATTCACTTGTTCAACTGTCAATGGAGTGCCTTCCTTTGGAAGATCCAAAGTTTCAGTAAACTCCATTAACTTTAAGCCATCCCATCCTTTCGTCCGAGATAGCTTATATTTCTTATTCTTAATTATCAACTGTAAACACTTGGGGTTATAGCTCCAACAAAAGTACCACTATAAGAAATCTTTACTTCCGAATTAACATCAGCCGTGATTGTCTTTTCGGTGAAGATTGCATTACCAGTGATTTCTTTATTTGTTGAAGTTCCTGTTTCATATATTCTTTGACAAGAGTTAGAAACGCCCATTTCTAAGAAGCCACAATTAACCTCAACAGGAAGTCCAACCCAATCAATCTGATAAGATACTTTTACGATTCCGTTAATGTCATCCGTAATACTCATTTGTTTGAATACCCCAGTTCCAGTAATCGTTGTCCCTGTTTTGAAAGTCAATACAAGGGCTGTTGCTGTAGGTGTACTATTCGTAACCTTATCGGCTGTATCTCTATACATGATGCAATCAATTTTACTTGTTGCCACCGACCTTAATGCGATTTCCTCTGTACTTGAAGAGTCTGTTGCCGTGGTTGTTGAATCGGCTGTATTCATTTTGAAACTATAATCCATAGCGGTACATTTGAAAGTCCCTGCTATTGATAAAGCTAAGCTCCCACCTGTAATTTCATCACCATGCAATTTTACTTTCTCGGTTCCGGTGGCTGTTTCCGTACCGTCGGAAGTGAATAGAGAACCAACAGCCCACTTACCATCAAAAGTAGAGGCGGATGCAGTTACTAAATATTTCTTCCCTAATGTCAATGTGCCGGTTACAATCTCAGTACCAAAAGCATCATATAAAAGAGCATCAACCTTAATAGTCCTTTTTGCCCTTAATGCTATTGATTCAGTAGAGAGCGGATTTGTAGCTGTTGATGTTGAGTCGGCCATATTGAAACTCATATCAATATCGGCTTTCTTAACAGCTTGCTCTACACTGTCATAGAAAAATTTACCAGTTAAACCAGATACTTCAGAAGCCATGTTATTTCCTCATATATATAATTAAATTATCTTCCTTTTTGTAAGGTTGCGTAATAGTTTAATATTATTACAAACCCGTCATTAAGTTGTGTCGATCTTGGTCCGATTATATTCATTCTCCTAAAGTGAGTCAGATTATAATTCGTTACTGTCATTATTCCCAAACAGTTATCAAAAAGTGTTTTACAATAAGTCGCTAATGTATGCACCCCCGCAGAACTTGAAATTCCTGCAGTAGATGTCTCATAAATAGCGATCTGGAAATAGCACTCTTCAAATAAATTCCCTGTATCAATGGAGTTAGGATTTGCCACGTCTGAGAGAATAGCATACTTACCAGTCGCACCCAAAGGAGCTATGCTATAATAAAACTTATTACTTATTCCAGTAGCGAAAGTATTAGAAGTAATTGCTCTTGAAGTTATCGCTGTTTGTAATTCCTGTATCATGCTTTATTCATTGTGACAGTTTCGCCACCGCTATTAAATATTTTAAGAATGTTTGCTTTTGAATTATAAAGAGCCGGTCTTAAATAAGGTTGCGCTGCCATTTTAACAGTTCCTAATTCCTGATATATTCCATATTCTACATTAGTCCCGATTCTTACTGCATCACCTTCAGCGTTTACGTCATGGGTAATCGAACCTTTTAAGAATCCAGTATCTACCGGACATAATTCCTTTGCTTGTCCCTCGATAAGCACGCCCGCCAAATTCAATGCTTTAGGAATTTCATTCTTTTTAAGATTGTTAATAAGTCCGTCAACATCCCATTTCTCTATTATCACAATATGCCTATCAGATATAGAACTGAAATAATAAATAAGCCGATTGTAGAATATGCCCAACCGTCTTTATGCCAGGGTTCGTTTTGAAGGACTATCTGGGGAATCCAAATTGAGTCCGTTACTATCTTATAGAATGGCTGTATTTCTACACCAAACACCGAAATAACGGAGTCTTTTGTAAAAGTCGATGTATGTGTCACCTTATACTTAATGGAGTCCTGCGAGCCTCTAATTGAGTCTGCAAAGGTAAATTCAGAGAATATACAGGGTTTAGCCTGATTTGCAGTGTCCTTTTGTAAGGGGATAACCTGATTTGTAGGATAAACGTGGGCTTGGTTATCTAATATCGGTTTTGCGGGTAAATATGTTGTATCGTGAATTTCCTTGATAACCGTTAATGGCTTATCATTACACCCCCTAATAAAGAATCCACATAAACCACCGATAAAGAGTAATACGAAAACAGCAAGTAATAATGCCCATGTTTCAGATTTCAAATCCATCCCCCAAATATGAAAACCAGAACTGTTAATGCAAGTGCAAGTAAAAAAGCCTTTAGGAAAGTCATATAGTCCTCCGCAAGCGAGCCAACCAACCCTTTAAGAACTTAGTCTTTTCAGGATTTTGATAAACTATTCTCCGATAATATTTTTCTGCCTCATTCAAGTAACTTTGATAACAGTCTCTGCAATTAACAACATCTAAAGTATTTTGTCCGAATATTCCATCATTTGTAATTCCTAAAGAATCCTGTAATATTTTAATGGCTTTAACCATCCCCATATTAACGCCTAAATCGAAAACCTTAAAAGCGATTTTCTCATCATGTATTAGTTCATAAATAGTTTTATAGAAATTGGCAAAATAGAAATCCTCTGCAAATGCTAAAGCCCTAACTTTATCCTGTTTCCATAAAGCAACCACTTGTGCAAATTGAGAGGGGAAATTGTTTTGAGATATTCCATATAAAGTTTTCCCACCGGAATCGGCTTTATCGTCTGAATATTCACCCTCGTTTTTTATAAGGGCATTAAAGAATTTATTAAATCTATCTGTCATTGTTTTTCAATATTGACCGGCTCCATTTTAAGTTGCGAAGCCGGCACTGTTTGCAAGCCTATGAAGGACTTTGCTTAAACTTTATTAGTTAATTCGCCAACCGTTGTACTTGCGGGAACGTCTTTTGCTAAAGGAACTCCGGCATTATTACTAAATATATTTTTGAGTAAATAAGCTAATCCCGCACCGAGCCCAGTCAATCCCAAAGTTTCAAGTTGTGCTAACGTTGGAAGCGTGCCGGATTGTAACGCTGTATAAACCCCTGTTAAGACTACAGTGCCTACGCCTACTATGAATCCCTTCAATACATCCAACCAATTTATCTTTCCGAAAAGTGACATTTTGGACTCCTTTTATTTTTTTCTAAATATTTGATACAGTGTTACTAAAATTATTATTCCTATGAATATATAAACCGTTGTTATGCTCATTTTCTTACTCCTTTTTGTCCGTAAGTATTCATTAAGATTCTATCTAACTTGTCTGATAAAACATCAACTTGTTTGGTTAATGTTTCTATTTTAGAAACAAGAACTGCTTGTGTGGGCAATTCCTTCTGCATCTCGTTAATATTTACTTCCGTTTTTGTTACTCTATTTTCTAAAGTAGTTATGGCGCTTGTAGTAGTTCCCCAAGTGACACCAAAGCCAACAAGCATTACTGCGATCATTAGATATATGTGCCAAGATTGTAATATTCTATACCCACTTTCTTTTGCATGAACTTCTTGCTCTGCGTGTGTTTCTATATTATCTGCCATATTCAATTATCCTTAATCAACTATTTTTTAGAGTATCTATTTGTAAAAATAAATGCATCCCATGAGGATCATTTACATTCTGTATTTTATAAACGCCGCCATTAAACAGGATTTGATAAGTGTCTGTTACTGAGGAAATATAATCACAATAGAACATATCAAATGCCTTAAATCCTTTCTTTTCATTTGCAAAGATTTCGTTTGCATTTAATTCTCTGTGATGACCCTGTACGGCGCTTAAACCTGAAACAGTCGCCCACGTGTCTGTAGTTCCCCCCATGTTATCACTTACGGAGGTAACGGATTGAAAAGCAAATGTTATGTTATAGGGGATCTTCAATGTTTCTTAGCCCATGCAACTGTCTTGGCGGGGAATTTACTTGGGTTTTTCCTTATCGTTGCGGCAAATCTTGACTTACCACCGCCACTACTTTTCTTTTTTCTTGAACTTTTAGTTTTTGCCATGATATTATTTTCCTTTTTTGGCTATATGATGAACTATTCTTTTGCCAGTCTTCTTTGAGATTCCGGTAACTACTTTCTTTCCGTTCTTGTAAGAAGTCTTAAAAGTGCCTGATTTGATTCTTTTTGCCATGTTAAAATATCCTCCTATAATTATTTAATATACCTTTTGCGAAATCTGAGATATTACTATTAAAATAAGTAACCGAATAATCTGCTAAAGAGAAATGTTGAACGCCCCTGTTAACATCAATGAATGATTTTACTATATCTGCAAAAGCTAATTTAAGATCGCCCGGGTAATCTATTCTTTGGATTGAAACTATGAAATCGCTTACAGCCTCATCTTTAATCGTATCGGTAGATTTAAGAGTGAGTACATTATTCAAAACAGTTTGTAATTCATAAACCCCGTCATTCCTTATACTGCCTTCAATTAAAATCACATCGTCTGCGTAAAAATATCCTGTTGTAAAATTATCAAGGCTGGTATCGCCCGTAATTGTTTTCGCTGTTGCGGCAAATACTAAATCTAATGAAGTAAGTTTAACTTTATCAGACACAAATGTATTTTTACAATAAGCGGTAATCTGTTTTGCAATAACAGGAAGTAAATTCGTTATCATGGTGTCCCATGTCGTTGCTGTTATTTGCAGTAGTTCTTTTACTTCCGCTTGTGTACAAATGTATTTGTTCAATTTCTTTTACCTGCTTTATTTATCATGGGTTATATGGCACTTTCTTTGTGATTATTACCCTAAGATCAATTTGAACATCATCTGGGGCATGGTCTGCATCAAAGATTCCACAAGTGGGAATATTAGCTGATGCTAATGAAAAAGTGCCGATAGTAAAAGACTGCCTAACAATAGCAATATCTCCATGCACTTGGTCAACTGTAGAGGGGGAGAATGTTATATCAACACCATCAACATTCGACTGCAATGTATAGTTGTCATTATTCATATCTGAAAAAGCATCACTTGTTATTACTCCACCCCCGCAATACCACATACCACTATAATTCAAAGTGTTTGCCAACTGACTATCTTCATTGATGGATGTTCCATCTCCTGATAAATAAGCATCATAAATAAGTATATTAGTTCTAATAGCAAAAGTAGAATCATTTCCATAAGAAGTACCTGCCGAATTAGTTGCATAAGCCCTATAACGAAAAGTGTGAGTAGTATCTAATTCAATCATTGTGTTTGTGAAACTACCTGTAGTACCCGGTTCTATGGTCTTTCCCTTAAATGAAGTTACAGAGGGCATAGGGTTTGTTGAATAATCCCAAACAAGTCCCCTTGCTGTTATAGTTCCACCACCATCAGAGGTAACATTTCCGCCTGCACCTTCTGAAACAAAATCAATAACTGATTTAGCAGAAGTTATTACTATTGGTGCAGCAACAGAAGTAATTAAGCTTCGTACTCTGTTTATTCCTGTTTTATCTAAAGATAATCCAAAACTATGAACACCAGTTTGTCCTATTTGTATCATCCCAGAACCAGTAAAAGCAATAGAAATTCCGCCATAATTATTTCCATAATCATAACCATATCCTGATTGGCTATAAATAGATATTGAGAATAATGCTATAAATAAAATTATTGTTTTCATGTTAATAATCCACGTAAGAGTTCCACACATTATTATCATCATTTGCTATTCCAGTCGGTTTGGCAAAACCAAAAATACAGTCTTGTATGTGTAGATTAGCTAAACCGCTTCCTGTTATATTACTAAAATTTATAACCCCATAACACATTATTATCTGCAAATTGTTAGAAGCAGAATTACATATTATTGTGGAGTTGGGTGCTCCAGCCGCTATAGTACACTGCATTAACTGAATTTGAAAATGATTGCTCAAAGTAATTGTGCTTGAAAACCCAAATGCACAATTTCTGGCAACCATCACACAATAACCACTATTAGAATACCCACCAGTAGTAGTCTGAAATCTCCCACCATTCGCATCCAATTCTGGTATTGGAACAGTATAGCCGGTACCTCCGGTAAAATATACACCATAGAGAGCAAGATCACATGTTTGTAAATCAACTCGTGAGTATGCATTAAGAATAAATGCTTGACTATCATGCCATGCGAAACTGTAACAGCAGTGAAAGTAAATTGCTCTTTGTATAGATGTATTAAAATAAAAAGTTTTTGAACTTCCAGCCCAAGTTGAAGCATCAGAACCTAAATAACAATTATTAAACTCAACATCGCTCGCTATTGCTATCCCTGCTAATCCTACATTTACATTATTTTCAAGTCTACAATCATTAACTACATAACAAGCAGTAGAAATTTGTCCTATAAAAGTTAAGTTTCCAGATATTTTAACATTTGATAATTCTCCAAAAGAAGCAGTTATATATAGTGCTCCCGTAATTAAAACAGATTCCTTTGAAATGCCCTTAATGGTTATTCCTTGTGTTGTAACAGTTACGGAATCAGAGTAAACTCCCTGATATAATGTAATAACACTTCCTGAATCAGCATCAGCAACAGCTAATTTTAGTGTAGAATATCTATGAATTGTTCTATCTGATTTAATTAAAACAGCATTACTATGCTTTCCTAAAAGAGTATCGATACCATCTAAATTAGCATTGAGACTATCGCCCGATGGGTGTATCGCACCATCAGCCCATTTTCTTAAATGGATATTGGCAGTATATCCACTTGGTGTTGTTTGTGCAAATAAAAGACCACTCAATAACATTACAAATAAAATTATATTTTTCATATTACTATCTTCCTTGTATTTGTACATATATTATTTGGCTGCCATTATGAATTCCGCTTTTCAAATAATCAACATAAATGAATTGTGCAGGATCTAATTTTTCAGATGTAAAGCTACCCAATGCTGGCATCACAGGGGGTAAACTTGCAAAAACATTTCCACCCCATTTAGTAGCCTTATGATAATACCCACTATCAGAGTAGAGGGTGTATATGTACCAATGCAATATTCCTAATGATGCAATATTTATCTGATGTATAAGTCCTGCAGTTGTAAGGGTGTCGCCTTTAGCAGAATCTACTAAACAAATATTCACAACGTTAAGACTATCCAAATCAGCCTTGATTATACTCCTTGCATAATTGCCGGTTGTGTCAAGGGGTGCCTTTAATATGGTTACAGCAGAATCAAGTTTATTATTTGTAGCAAATCCACCTGTTGGGGGATCTATCGTTACTGTAGTGGTTGAAGTTTCTCCATAATCATTTATTAAACCTTTCTTACCTGCCAATACAAATACGGTAGTCGAGGCATCGTTACTTGTGCTTATAACTCTTATTGCAGTAGGTTCCGGATCATCTATCCCATATTCAACCGGAGTAGTGGTAATTGCAAAAGAAGCCTTACTTACCCAGATAGTACCATCTAAGGACTTGGTATAAATTAAAACTGTGTCCGTTCCTGTAGTGGTGTAGGCTGTAAAGGTAAATGTTTCTTTATCTCCATAATCAGAGAATAGAACATCTATTGTATCTCTGCTTGCCGATAGGGTATCTTTATAAAAAGGAGTGTTCGGTAATACTGTCCTGTCCTGTCCCATTACAATAACCGAGCCAATTAAAACTAAAATTGCAAATATTATCTTTTTCATTTCTTCTTACCTTTCGGTTTTTTAATGGGTTTATTATGTGCATCGGGTATTTTCATTTCTATAGGAAACGTTACACCTTTTGGCACTTCAAGTTCTGATTTAAGGACCAACTCGGACTCTTTTTTTTCGCTTGTTTCAAGAGTGATTGATTCGATTCTTTTGAATCCGAGTTGATCTAATTTAGATATGACTTTATTATTATCGGTAGAAAATAAGCCGCTGTCACCAACGGCTATAGTTTTACCTTTAGATTTTACAATCCCGAATAATTCAAAGGTTATCATTTATAATCCTTTGGATTAAGGAGTTGTAAAGGTTTCTACACTTGTTTTCGCTGCCACCGTATAACCCAAGATGGTCGCTTGTGGAACCGTCAAAGTATCAGTCTCTGTATTAAGCCATGCCTGTGCGTCTCCGCTAACCACCACGGTGGCCACGCCCTCGATAAAGGTAAGGGTTGTACTCGGAATAGTAGCGGCTCCGGCCGTTGAGGTATCTGCAATAGAAACACCCGTAGCAATGGCCTTGCTAAACCAAGTATGAATATCGCCAGCTGCATTTTTAAGATAAACCTTTACGGTTCTTGTCCATGCTGTTGACCTCGGGGCGGGTGTAACGGTTGCGGGACTAACTACGAAAACAAGATCGCCAGAAAAAGCAGAAGCGAGAGTTTTAACAACTCCGCCTAATCCATGCTTTTCTTTATTTACAATACTACTAAATGATTTTTCCATGTTTATTTTTCCTTTAATATTAAATTTGGGGTCGCTTATGCAACCCCATAAATGTTTGAATTACCCGTTTGTGACCAAACGTGCGATTCTTATATTCTTGGTTAAATAAACCTGAGTATAATTTGTAGGATCAACTAACTCAGCATCTGAGGGAGAAACACCAGCCATATTAGAATCATAATACTTGATTCCTCTAAGGTGTAAAATGAAATAACGTCTTGAAATTATATCCAACATACCAGCACCAACGCCAGCTTTAGGATTTCTGAATAATTCAAGTTCGGGATCGCCGGATTGAAGAGGTATATCTACCCTTCCGATTGCTCCCTGTCCGAATAAATAAGTATAATACTTTTTGTAAGTAGTACCATCATATACAGTCATACCGTCATCAACAAGGATTTTCTTCCCCTGATAGGTTGGCATAATCAATGGACTTTGCTGTGACTCAGGTAAGTTATCAATCAAATCAAGTTTAGCTAATCTTTTGAAAACTACTGAGTGCATTATAATACCGGTCAATTTCTCATAAGCATCGCCTAAAAGAAACTGGGTATCAAGAATTGCATCTGTTGAAATTAGATTAGCTGCATTAGTTGTAGGTGCACCTGTGGAAATATCATTCTGTAAGTTTCCGTAAATGGTTGAATTAAGGAAAGCACCTGTTAATTTAAGTAGAAGAAGTCTTTGCTCTTCTTTATTCCACCATGTTGCATATCTTTGAACTATTACATTTGCAGGATCGTCACCAGCCACATATTTGACTATCGGGGCAACCTGGAAATCCTGTGTTCTAAATTCTTTAACTGCTATATCTTCATTGGATGTAATTCCGGCCGGTGTGATTTCATCATCTGTATCGGTTGCGACCTTTGATCTGGTTGTTGAACCTGTATCATGTGGAAGATCATCCCAGAAAGGCATATTAACAACACGTCCGCCCTCGTTGGCTGCCGCTGTTAGTTCCAGGTCTGTGCCCGCTATACCTGATTGAATAAGTAATGATTTTTGAGTAGTAAGTTCTATGAAATATTTAGACCATATTGTTGGTTCATAAATATTGGTAATTGCCGTTGCTTGAAGTGCCATGAAATTTTATCTCCTATCCGAAAACTCGTTTATATGTTTCCGGGTCTTTTTTCTTTAATTCAATTTGTTGAGTGACGTTGTATTTCTTAAATTCAGCATCACCGGAAGTATCGATATTGCCATTATCAGGCGTAAAGCCCTTAACAGTAGTAATACCGATTACTGCTTTATATTTTTCTTTTAATGTTTTAACTTTTTCGGTGTCGATCACAAATTTACCTTCTTTCAGTTCCACCTTTTCGAGTTCGGGGTTTTCCTTACCTATTACATAATCCAAGTATTCTGCATTAACGCCTAAATCTCTATAAGCATCTTTTACCGCTTCTTTGATGGTATAAGATTTCTTAGTTGATTCGAGAACTTTATCTTTTTCGGCATTCTCTGTCTGTAGTTTTTTAATGGCATCTGAAAACCCCTCAACATCCTTAAACTCTTTTTTCAGCTTCGTTAATTCAGCATCTGTAGAGTCTTTTTGAGATTTGAGGTTTTCTATTTCAAGTTTCTTTGCTGTCATTTCAGCGTTATGCTTATCGACTGGCATATACTTGCCATTATTATCAACAATGACATTTTCATCTGCTTTAGCAACATATAAGATTTGATCTTTGTAAGTTGAAGCAAATAATTCAGGTGTAGGTAAACTTGTTAATTTTTCCATATATTCCTTATGGTTTAGATTTGACTGTGTTTGTTGAAGTTCTCTCTTCGTAATCTCTTTCCTTTGTTGTCGTGGAAATACTAAATATCGACACCGAAAGAATAAGTGTTTGGTTATATAAAATCATTCTAATAATTTTAGAAAGTCTATTGATTTTAGATATACATTCTCGTATATTAAAAGTAGGATTAAAAACAATTATAGAGGAAGGACGATGGAAGGACAAATTTTGGGTTCCCACACATATTTTAGTGGCGATTATAAATATAACAAGGCGCAAGTATTATGTAAGGGACTGTTGTTTAAGTTAGTGCGTTTTATTTTAACGAAATTCTTTTATTTTGATTTATATCCGATTTTTAATCCAAGAAAACCGGATGAATTTGAAACGATTATACTTGAATTTAAGTTTTATACAAAAGAATATGGAAAAGATTAAACGCATAATCACCCCTCACAAGGGCGGACGTGATTGTCAAATACAATTCCGGGTAACTTCTAAAGAGTTTGATCTGATAAACTTATCCAGGGGAGCTATGGGACTTGCTGATTTTGTAATGAAACTGATTAAGGAGAAGAAATGAAGGCTAGGATAAAGAAGAGGAAGTTTAATGGCAAAAATATAAGGAGGGCAAAAGCAATCTCTTATCAAATGTCTAAATGGCTTTGGAGCTGTAGCCTGTTAGATTATATGAGAGATTATCAACAAAGAATTTGTCACGATAACCCCTTTTTATAAATAATATACCTAATCATATATTTTGATAGATACTGGTTATTATATTTCTTTTGTGAACATATCTCAATTATCGCCTCAACGGTTAACCCTTCTGCTCTCATCTCCTTGAAATCATTAACGATAAACAAATCCCTCAACTCCTTCTCGTTTATGAGATTCATTTGTCTTAATACGGGGAATGTTAAGGATTCAATTTTACGATCTATCATTTTAATGTTTCCTTCCAATTATCGTAAGTCGTATATTTAATTACTGTTTTATTTTCGTTATCCCTTCTTACGGATGGCTCTAAGCCTTTAATCTGAATGCGATCTTCACATCTACAATTAATTCGATCAGGGCCACTCATTAACTTTGGCCCTTTAACAAGGATCATATTCCCATCCATAGTAGTAAAATGAAACATGCCATCTTTATCAGCTTCTTTCCCATCCATATCACCATGATTCGGATGTGTGCGGGAATCAAGTACGGCATCCCAAACTTTGGAAGTTTCAAAACCTAAGTCGAAAGCATCTTGTTCTAATTGTGAGAACCCCGCCTGATTCCCCATCTCCTGCGCCCATGCAGACTCGGTTCTTACTACTCTTAATATATTCGATCTTGTAATCTTATCGGCTGCTCTTTTACCAAGGTTAGTTTCAAAAGAGGATTGAATATTTTTAGTAGTCTTTACTAATCCAAGCCCCTGAGTTAATCCGTCCGTTACGTTCTGCTTTATATCCAGTAATAGTTTATTATTCCATAGCTTCAAACGCCCTTCCCAATCGTAAGGATTCAAAACAGCTTCCTGAATGACTTTAGGATTAAGTAAACCGAAACTTAAATCCATGCCTAGCCCTGATTCAATAGCAAAGCCTGTTTGATAATAATTAGATTCAAAGAAATTCCCTAGCTGTTTTCTTGTTCTGATAGTAATATTAGCATTCAGTGTGTTGATCTCTTTGGTGATCTGGATTTCAAGATTCTTTAACCTGTTAAAACTTTGCATATCAGATAAAGTAACCGATTCCCCATATTTTTCATACATAGAACGGATTTGATCTTTGATTGCAATTAAGGAACGTTTGTAAGTATTAAGTAGTTCATTCTCCCATGCAAGGTATTGCTTATCTGCTGTTTCGTCCCTTAATAATAACAGGGAATTGATTTTATCAGTTGTAAGTTTCGATAACGCTATGGATTCTTGGGAGGGCAATTATTTTACAACCTGGAATTTACTCTTTGATTTATTAACGGGGACAAATTGTGCCGGCTCAATCTTCACCTGTGCGGGAATTTCCTTCCTGTCCTCTGGCTTAAATTCATA